TCGAACTACTCAAGGTATATTTGAAACGGGCTATTACAACAGTTCCTCTTATGGTAAAGTCGCCTGCACAGAAAATTCCTGGTCGGTTAACTATGTTTATCGGTTGATTGGCACAGAAGACGAATCGGCCATTGTGATGAGCAACGCTCAATTTGCCACAGAACTTGACGCATCAAATAATGCAACACCACCACCAAACCTTCCATCCACTATTGTAGATATTGGATTGTTAGTTGGTAGATTTATTATTCAAAGCGGTTCCTATACTCCAACCATTGAGTCGGCGTTCAGCAACGTCTTTATTCCTTCGGTAGTGACCGATCACGAAAGTTTGACGGGAATACAAGGTGGGCAAGGTGGAGAACATTATCATCTGACTTTAACAGATAGAGATGGCACTGGAACAGGTGTGATGGTTCGTCAAAGCAATGCAACGATGTCCAATCCTCAATTTGCTGGAGCAACACAATATCATATACCATATTGGAATGCCAGTAAACAATTAACTTTGACTGGAAGCGTTCAGGTGTTTCAAGATCAATATGTTTTAATCAACTCAAGTTCATTCCCAGATATAACAAATCAGGAAGCGTTGCTTATAAGACAACTCAATACTTCTTCTGTCAACTCGGTTGGCGCCTATGCAACTGTAGACAATTTTTCTCAAATCTACAACCAAAATTTAAGTAATGGAACTAGCGCTTCAACTGATATTGCCGCTACTGCCGATGTCGGTGGTCAATATACAAATTACATAGATATGGGGGTCGCTAGTTCCAAATACACCGGCTCAACATGGCCTTGGACTAAAGCTCTTGACGGATATGTTCAAGTAGATGGTGGAGATTTCTGGTTGGCTACCATTACTGATAACAAATTATTGTTTGCCTTTAACAACACGTCTAGCACCAACTACGCCGATAAAACCGGATTTTATCTGAGTGGATCATGGTTTGGAACATCTAGTTTTGCAAACAACTCTACATCTGCATCATATTCTGTATCTGCATCAAACGCTATTACGGCATCCTATTCAATATCATCGTCAAGATCGGAGATGGGTTTATCATCGTCCAACGCTTTGACTGCATCATATTCTATAACGTCTTCTTTTGCAGAATCAGGATCAAACACCATATCATCATCTCATACATTATTTGCAGATTCAAGTTCGTATTCACTAACAGCATCATATGCAATATCAGCGTCAAATACAGAAACATCGTCACATTCCATCTCATCATCTTATTCTAACTCAGGAAGTTATAGTATTACATCGAGTTATGCCGATAACGTATCCATCGCGTTGGAATCACAGGTTTTTACTTTGGAGTTTACTTACAAAACAGGAACGGATTTTGACGATCCTGGAAATGGAAACTACAAACTTGATAATGTAGCTTCCGCTTCTATCAACAACATTTATATCGATTCTTTAACGAAGAATGGATTGGATGTAAGCGTTTTTATTAGAAACCTTCGTGGTAATCAAAAAATATATGTTCAAGACAAAGCCGATTCTACAAAATCGTTTCTATTTTCTTTGAGTGGTTCATCTGTTGATAATACAGGATGGTTCACTATTCCAGTGACTTTTGTGGGATCTCCGGGCGGAGGTTTTCCAACAAACAACAAACCAAGTGTGTTTGTTTTTATTAACGAAACGTCGATAGTATCAGGATCAACATATCCAGTTACCGCAAGTTGGGCAATAAACTCCACATCGGCGTCTTATTCTAATTCATCTAGTTATTCAATAACATCATCGTTATCACATACATCATCATATTCCAATTCGGGAAGTTACTCCATAACTGCTTCATATGCCGTTGATGCTATATCATCATCACATTCTATAACGTCGTCATTCGCTCTGAATTCTGGAGGAACATCCATAACTACTGGATCTACATATCCAATTACATCTAGTTGGTCAACTACTTCATCTTATGCTCTGTCGTCATCACAAGCTGAACTTGCAACAAGTGCATCATATGCTGGTACATCATCGTTTTTGACAAGAAACGGAACCTACGAGGTTACGGCAAGTTGGGCAAACTCATCGAGTGTTGCAACGAGTGCGTCATACGCTGGAACGTCATCATTTTTAACAAGAAACAGAACATATGAAGTAACATCGAGTTGGGCAGTAACATCGTCGTTTTCTATATCATCGTCGTGGTCGCCTACTGCTTCTGTGGTATTCTCAAGAGGAGGAGTGTTTTATGACGCTACTGGAATAGCCGGAGTTATGGCTCAAAATCAAAATCTAATGGTTTGGAGAGCACCGTTCGCCTGTACCGTCCAGTCCGTTCATGGATATAGAGTAGGTGGAGATGGAGCCTGGTTAAACGCTAGAAAAAATGGTATAGGAACTATATTGACATCGAGTTTAACATCCTCAGCGGATACTTGGGCATCTATAACTACCGTTCAAAGTTCATCATTTGTAACAGGAGATAAACTTGAGATTATGTTGGTGACCAGTTCCAACTATCCAACTCAATCAGCTGTTCAAGTTGATTTTCTAAGGTCATAATTTATGTCATTGCCTGTTACTTATAGTTTATATATGTTGACTACAACATTTCCTGGAACTAACCATGTAGCCTTGTCATCATCTGCTCCTGCAGACGCAAATACTACTTGGGGTTGGAATATGGGACAGTTGACTCCTCCTAGATTTTGTCAGATGGATCAAGGTGTTGAAGTACCTAGAACAAGTCTGCAGTGGACTACCACTCCATCTGGTTCAGTCCCAAACAATACTATTGGAGATTGTATGGTGGCCGGCCCATATTCTGGAATATTCAACAATGGAAGGTGGGAAATAACAATGTCTGTCAGAGCGGTAACACAAGTACAGGGTCAAGATGGGGGATTTATTTATCGTTTGTGGAAAAGTTCTACACCAACAGGAGTAGGAGCGACGTTAATAACATCTTCTTACGAATCCTCATCCGTGGTGACTAACTTAACTACTACTGTTACTCCTTTATATGCAACAGTCACATATCCTACTTTTATAATGAGAAATGAATATATTTTACTTCAAACTTGGTGGTCTATTATAGGAGCATCGACTAATAACACATCCGATGCAGACTTTTCAGTCGGTGCAACAAGAGGGTGTATACGAACTTCATATTTCAATACTTATAAAAAAACTAATGTAAATTTGATTCAGGACGATCTTCCAATATAATGGTGTTGTATATTAATTTATAATTTATCAAACTCCATATTTATTTGTAAGGATACAATATTATAAAATATGGCAATAGGCGACATCAATCCCAGTAAAAGAGAAATCGTATTTTTTCAAAGATCAGACGATAACTTGAAATATCATGAGGTTCATGTTTCCGGATCTGGAATAATATTTTTTACTGATGGAAACGGTTATTTGGATGCTGATACTATCACGAGTTTCTTTTCTACCTATGGTGGAGTAACCTCTACTACATCATCATTTTATTCCTCTGGCTCGGGGGTAGCGTCATCATCATATATTGCAACACAGTCATTTTGTTCTACCAGTTCATTTTTTGCGTCAGGATCAAATATAGCTTCGTCATCTTATATAGCTACACAATCGTTCGTATCAACATCATCTCTTTACGCTTCGTCGTCATTTTCTTCGAGCTATGCTTCGGCTAGTTTAACCGCGTCATATATGACAGGATCAAATTTTCGTATTATAAACAATCAATTACAAATTTATGGTATTGATGATGATGGATGGTATGCTTTGACCGCCTTTGGAGGAATTATATCCCAAAGTAAAGTATAATATAAAAACATTTTCTTTTATAATTTTAATTAATTTTCACTTTTTTGATGTTTTGAAAATATCACTTATATGTATTACTGATTTAAACAATATTTTATAAAAAGGTTTACGTTATGTCAGAACCAATCAAATTATCGGATGAGGAAATTTCAAAAATAAAAAAACTACAAGAACAATATCAAGAAAAAACATTTTCGTTCGGTCAATTATACCTTGAAAAAATGGCTGTAGAAAAGATAATTCAAAGTATTACAGACAGGGAATCAACTTTAAAAGAAGAGTGGTCGGCCCTTCAAAACACCGAAAAATCTTTAATTGATGAAATTATTAAAAAATATGGAGAAGGAACACTAAACCTTACTCATGGCACTCTGACACCTGATAAATAAAAATTTAATCCTTAAATATCAAAAGATAGTATCTTTGAAAAAAACAAAGATATTTATATTTGGTTAATATTTTAGACGGATATGTATAAAAATGTTGTAAAACTTGCGTTAATCAACAAATATGTGAAAGAAACCAAAGATGGATATCTTTTACTAATAATACCAATCAAGAAATAAGAAAAGGAGAATTAGCATGAGTATTCAAGAAGGTGGAAGATTCAGTCCAGTTGATCGTATAGTAAGCCCTGGCGTATTTACCCGTGAAAATGATTTATCAGGTATTGCACAAGGTGTGGCTGATATTGGCGGTGCAATTGTAGCCCCATTCCAAAAGGGACCGGGCTTTTCTCCAACACTACTTCGTAATGTAGCTGATCTGGAAGCCAAATTTGGTATCGCAGATGGCGTTTATTACGGACCATACACGGCAAAGGAATATCTCAAAGAGCGTGGATTAGTGACCGTATGCCGCGTTGGCGGTTTGACCGGATACAGACAACAATATCCATTTGTCATTTGGGCAACCAAGGGAACTTGGTTGAGAAACCTATCAGCAGGTACCGTTAACTCTGGAAGTTCTTATATTATGCCGTCCGGTTCAGCAACTGCATTATACAGCCAAAGCGTTTCCGTATCTGGCGCAAATTTGATATTCAACTCTGCTTCAATAGTAGTGACTTTTACTGACACCCCGTTGGATGCCGATGCAGCAACCGGTGAGGTTGGGTCGAGTGGTAGTATATTATATTCTAGTCAAACAGTAACTCTTGGAACATCCACATTAACCGTGGCAACTCAATCTACTAATATTTATAGTGGAACGGGAAGCGTTCCTAACTATAGCGTATACGATCTTGTATTAAGTGGATCTCTATCTGGAACATTTACAAATCCAACTACGTTGACGTTAGTTGATGATTCTTCTCCGTTCGATTCTGGTATTAAACTCTATAGAGGTGCCTTTTATGTAGAAACAGGATCTTGTCCTGGAAATTATGTTTTCCATTTGAAAGGTATGGTATCAGGAACGTTTGGAAGATACAACGGTTCATTCACTCATGGTGCTTCAACATTTAATGTTTGTGAAAATTCGTGGTCGTCAGCTACACCAGATCAAAGAGTATTAGCCGTATTAGCTGATACCCAGTATGGTGGGATTAATAGCAGTTTAGTGGCTCCTGGATTTTCAGGATCATTATTGGATTATAGTGGTAGTGCTGTCACGGGAGTTCAAGGTGTTCTTAATGGATACCGATTAGAGAACAATGGTAATTCCATTTCCAATAATTTCGTAATGAGAGTAAAATCGACGGATAGTGTGGTCTCTTATGGTGATTATGTATTTTCAATGGATGCCTCGAGCACTAAGTATATCACCAGCGTATTCGGCAATAATCCTCAAGCTGGCGACCCTGATAAACAGGTATCCGGACAAAAGATTGAAGCTGGTTATCTGTATAAGGTATTTGAAAACGCCATCGCTGAAGTCATAGCTAGTAACGACGAATGGTTCATAAGTGGAAGTTGGTTGCCAAATGCAAGAAATTTCTTGGGTGAACCAATGAAGTTTACTGATGATTATTCCTTAAACCTTGCGGCAGGCGACTCGGTATATGCCTTAAGGCAGGCTGAAACTCCTTGGATCGTTTCTCAACAGATCGCTTCTTGGGATGGAACAACCACCCCAACAAGATTCCGTATGTTTAAAGTTCATACGTTATCTGACGGAACTTATACCAATAAAGAATATAAGATTGAAGTCAGCAGAGTAAAACTCGCTGGAACCGTTGCTGGCAGTGATTGGGGATCTTTCACTTTGACGCTTCGTAAATTTAGTGATACAGATCGTCGTCCAGAAATTATGGAACAATTCAATAACTTGAATCTTGATCCAGATTCTTCGAACTATATCGCTCGTAGAATTGGTGACCGATACAATTATATTAACTTCAATGGTAAAATTCTTGAATACGGCACGTTCTCCAATAATAGTAAGCACATTCGTATTGAGATGAATGACGCTACTCTTCCTGTCGCCGCAGTTCCTGCTGGGTTTGAAGCATACGTTACTCCAATCAATAGTAGTATTGGTCGTTGGACTCCTGTGATGAAATACACTAAGGCTTCTGTCTATGGATTGAATCCTGGTAAATATCCGTCGGGTATTACGTTTGATGACGCTCCAACAGGCGCAGACGCAGAACTGTTATCTCTATATCCAACCAGTTCAACTGGAGTTGGCGCTGCAGAGGATAATAAACAATATATGGCTCCTCTACCTGAGTTTGGAGCATATACAAGTGTCGGAGGGAACGTAGTGTTCGCTCTGGATTCTGATTATCGTTCTTACGGAGTTGGAATTGGTTCTTACTTAAGCGCCAGTAACGCAGTATCGTATGAATATGATGCTGCCAAGGAAGTTACCTACGCTAAGATGCGTAAGTTCGTTCTCGGATTTCAAGAGGGATTTGATGGTCAATCGCCAGCTATCGATGTTAAAGTCGGTGGGGATATTATCCCAGGTAACACACAAGGCATGGATTGTACCAACAGTACTGCTGCCGGTTCAATCGCTTACAAACAAGCCGTCGCATGTCTCGGAAATGCTGATGAGTTTGATATCAACTTGATCGTCGCTCCTGGTATTTTACATCAACATCACCCATACGTAACAACGTTGATTGTTGATATGTGTGAGGCAAGAGGAGATTGTTTCTATATTTTGGATCTATATTCTGACGATGGTAACCCAGGTGCTGGTCAGGTCGATGAAGTAATATCTTACGCATCGTCTTATGACACAAACTATGCTGCTACCTATTATCCTTGGATTAAGATTCTTGATACCAATCTCAACAAAATTGTAACCGTTCCCCCATCGGTTGTTATCCCATCGGTTTATGCTGCTAACGATAAAGTAGCTGCTGAATGGTTTGCACCTGCTGGTCTAAACCGCGGCGGCATTTCAATTGCCACTCAGGTTACTGACAGAACAACTCATACGGAACGGGATGATCTCTATGAAGGTAAAGTCAACCCAATTGCAGCGTTCCCAGGAGCTGGTATCGTTGTTTGGGGTCAGAAAACTCTACAAGATAAAGCATCAGCACTTGATCGTGTTAGTGTTCGTCGTCTGCTCATTAACCTTAAGAAGTTCATCGCTTCTACATCGAAATACTTGGTGTTTGAACAGAATACAGCATCGACAAGGAATAAGTTCCTTAGTATCGTCAATCCATATCTGGAATCTGTTCAACAACGTTCTGGTTTATATGCTTTCTTCGTTAAGATGGATGAAGAGAATAACACTCCTGACATTATTGATCAAAATACCCTATACGGACAAATCTATTTGAAACCAACTAAGACAGCAGAGTTTATTGTCTTAGACTTTAATATTCTCGCAACTGGGGCCGCGTTCCCCAACGCATAAATAATATATAATCAATAACTTACACACAAAACTCAACTTAATAAAATAAGTTGAGTTTTTCTTTTGGCCGTGTTATAATTATCTTCAATAAGATTAGGAGTATTATATGACAGAAAGAGGAAAAAAATTACGCGAAACGTTTCTTAAAAAATATGGAGTAGAACACCCATCTCAACTTCTTTCGGTAAAGGAAAAAATAAAAAAGAAAAGGGAAGATGGTGCATATAACGATATGATTGTTAATATGAAAAAAACCTTATTGGAAAAATATGGAGATGAAAATTATAATAATTTAGAGGAAGGCAAAAAAACAAAATTAAAAAAATATGGAGATGAAAATTATAATAATAGAGAAAAAATGGTAAAAACAAATCAAGAAAGATACGGAATGAATGTTTCTCCAAATGTAATAAAAAGTACAACAGAAAGGTCAAAATCAGGTGAAATAGGATTTAATTCCGAAAAATATATATCGTTTCTTAAAAATAATAATGTTAAAAATATATCTCAATTAACATCTGTAAAAAATAAGAAAAAAGAAAATCAAATAAAATTATACCTTAAAAAATTATTTTCCGGTAACAGATTAAAGGGTATGGTGAAACCAACATTTTCTGAAAATGAATATAAAGGCGCCAAATATGATACTCTTTATAAATTTGAATGTTGTAAGTGTGGAAATATATTTGAAGATACCTTATATTCAGGTAATATACCAAGATGTTTGATTTGTTATCCATACGACCAATTTAAATCTAAAATAGAGTTAGATATTATTGATTTTCTAAAATCGGCCGGTTTACAATATAAACAACATGATAGGTCTATTTTGAACGGAGAAGAAATAGACATATTGATAAATGATAAAAATATAGGGATTGAATGTGATGGTGTAATATGGCATAGCGAATTATTTGGAAAAAAAGACAAACAATATCATTTAAACAAATCAAAATTGGCTGAAAATAAAGGCATATCACTTATGCATATATGGGATTGGGAATGGTTGAATAAAAAAGATTTGATAAAAAGTATAATATTGAATAAAGTAAATAAATCTGAAAAAATACACGCAAGAAAATGTGAAATAAAAGAAATAACAAATACACAAAAAATCAAGTTTGTAGAGTTAAATCATATACAGGGAGATGATACATCATCTATACGCATCGGCTTGTTTTTTAATAATGTATTGGTGTCTGTTATGACCTTCGTAAAATCACGATATGATAAGAATTATGAATATGAGATGTCAAGATATTGTAATAAAATCAATACAAGTGTTGTTGGTGGCGCATCAAAATTATTAAATTATTTCATAACTGTATATAATCCAAAATCAATTGTGTCATATTGTGATAAAAGATTTTTTAATGGTAAAGTTTATGTTAATATAGGAATGAAATTCATTGGTGATACACCACCAAATTATTATTATTTTAATAAGAATAATTGTGTACCTATAAGTAGAATCAAGTTTCAGAAACATAAACTTAACAACATTTTGAAATCGTTCGACCCATCACTAACGGAGTGGGAAAATATGCAACTTAATGGATATGATAGGATTTGGGATTGTGGAAATTTAAAATATATTTGGGAAAACACTATATTACCATAAACAAATTTACATATTGACCGCCAAAAAATCACATCCTTGTACTGGAAAAATCTATTTATATCCAGTATGAAAACAAAGTCGAAAAAATGTGAATCACCTTTCATTCCTTATGATGATAATAGTTTAGAGCATAATAAAAATTGTCCGGATTACGGACAAACTTGGAGGATAACACAATCTGCTTGGTTAGAATCTGATTCTATTGAATATTCAGAATTTGTTGAGGATATAAAGAATAAAATATTGGGGAATAATATAAAATTACCTAGATAATCTGTACAGTACTGCTTAGTACTGCTTAGTACTGCTTAGTACTGCTTAGTACTGCTTAGTACTTTAAATATTTATTTATAAAGAGCTAATCGCTTCAAAATCGCTACGGTAAGATAACCTACGCTCCTTTTTCGCTCCCGCTCAAAAGTACAACAATAAAATAATTTGTCAAGATATTTTAAAATATCAACGATATTTATATTAGGAAACTTATGCAATCTGATCATAATAGGACAGTGTACGTTGATATGGATGGAGTCGTTTCTGATTTTAGTTCACATTTTCAACATATCACAGGAACGACCACAGGTCAACAATGGGATGACAACGAACTGTGGGCGAGGATCAACGCACACGGAAAAGAAAAGTTTTTTGCGGAAATGCCTTGGGTTCCTGGGTCAAAAGAAATGTGGAACTTCATAACTGACAACTTTTTGAATGTAAAAATATTGAGTGCTCTTGGAAGGAGCGATAAAGTTGATGGTGGTAAAACTGCAAAAGGAAAGTTGGCTTGGTTGAGAAAAACCATACCATCATTGAAAGAAACGGATATTTTACTCGTTCCTAACAAACATGCTAAAAAACATTATGCTAAACCTAGTGATATATTAATCGATGACACCGAAGGTAATATTAAAGACTGGGAAAGTAAAGGCGGTATAGGAATACTTTTTAAAACTCCAAAAGATACAATAATAAAATTGAGAGAATATGTATGAATAAAAAAACAGAATTAAAAAACACAATTAAACAACTTATTAAAGAGATTCTAAGTGAACAATCATATAAAGTTGGCGGAAGATCTTACCGAACATTTCAAGATTCTCCACAAGTGACACAAAATCACGATCCGGAAGTTACTGAAAACGGAAACTACGAAGAAGCAGATGAACTTCAAATTATCAAAAATATGGCTAGTATAGTTGAAAAGGTCAAAACGAAAACCGATAATCATTTTGAGTTGGTAAAAGCTATTAAACAGATTGAAGAACTTGTTGATTCTCTTTTGGATTTACATAAATCTCTTCCAATGTTCAAATCAGGAGAAGTAGCAGAAGTGGCTCCTCCTGGATGGGAAAAGACGGTTAAGGGTATGAAGAAACATAAAGGTGATATAGAAAATCCCTGGGCATTAGCATGGTCTATGAAAAATAAAGGAGACAAACCAAGTAAATCATAAATGAAACTTCGGGTCTACAATGATACGTTAAATCCAGACCTTTGGGATGAGAATAAAAAACTTAAACCTGAGATTGGTAGTGTATTGTCAAAAGTATCTACGGACTTCTATAAATCAACCGAATTGAGGGGAGAAATTATAGACATTTTATTTTTAGGATCGTCAGCTAATTATAATTGGAACCCCAATAGTGATATAGACCTTCATATACTTATTGATGTCACTCAGGAAAAGATGCATCCAACTCATACTCGAAAGTTTTTAGATGTGTTGGCGTTCAAGTGGAATACTCAACATGATATACGGATTCGGGGAAATAAAGTTGAGGTATACATACAAGATATAGGAGAAACCAACAATTCTATCGGAATATATTCATTAATGAACAATGCTTGGTTAAGAGAACCATCAAAAGAACACGTTGAGTTGGATAAAGAACAGATTAAACGAAAATTTAAAATTCTCAAACATAAAATCAATCAGATAATAGAAACCGAAGATCCTGAAAAATTGAAGGGTGTAATGAAAGATATACGGAATTTTAGACAATCAGGATTGGATAAAACTGGAGAATTTAGTACGGAAAATGTGGTATTCAAAGCTTTAAGACACTCGGGATTGTTGACAAAGTTGAAGGATTCCATCAACAATTTTTATGATAAACAGGTTTCTATTAAAGATGATATATCCGTGTGATTATTACTCCAAATCCATTTGGTGTGACCACAATCCCAAATTCTATCAAACCCGTTGTTTTTCATATTTTCCCATTCTGATAATGAATCGTCATATTTCGGTAATATGAATTTTAGTTTGTGTTTTTGAAATGACATTCGATTTTTAACACCTTTATATTTATCAGTAATATAATAATAATTTGGTACTGTGTTTCTATCAAATTTCATCCCCATATTAATATAGACATTTCCGTTAAAATATCTACGATCACTATAACTAACAATAGATTTTGGATTGTGAGTTTTTACAAAATGTTGAAATAATTTGCTTGCACCTCCAATGGTGGTATAATTAAGTTTATTACAAAAACGTGAAATTTCCCACTCTACGGTTTTGTCAAATCTTGATGTTTTTCTAAATGTCATTACGGATACTAATTCATTGTCATGGTATAATCCCAATTTTATTGTTGATTTATCTTCACCTTGAATATGAGATTTATTTAAAAATGTATTTTTGTCTTTAGTGGATATTGTTCTTATTTCACATGTTCTAGCAAAAATTTTGTTTGGTCGATATCCAAGTATAGAATTTATGATCGATTTTACAATTTCTGTTTTTTCAATCCATTCGTTTTCTAAAATATGAATTAATCTTACTCCATGAAACAAACAATTATTGGTTTTATTAAGATGATAATTTTTTTGAATTCCTCCACCTACGTTGCTGTGCCAATAAAGACCATTTATTTCAAATGCAATTTTTTTGAATGGTATATAAAAATCTAATTCTTTTCCATTTAAAATAACACGATCACGTCTTTTAATTTCTATATTTTTTGGAACTATAGACGACAAGAATTCAAAGAAAGAACGTTCTAATTCAAGTCTACGATCAGGATGACATTTATTACAGTAAATGTTAGAAAGATGATATACTGAATGTTCAAATTCATTACCACATATATCGCATTTAAACTTATACAAATTTTTAAAATGATATCCTATATATTCGTTTCTTTCAGATAAAAAAGTAATATTCCATTCTTTACATAGATTTTTAATATATTTATAATGTCGATCCATTATTTGTTCGTTTACTTTTTGTATAACATCTGTAGTATTACGAATATTATTTACTCCATATCGGTTTAAACATGTTTGTTTTATTTGTTCATAGTTGTTATAATTTTCGTTTCCATAACGTTTCTTTTTAGTATTTTTACTTTTTTCTATGAATTTTTTTGATTGTAAAGCATGTTCGACACCATGTTTATTCATCATTGATTTTTTAAAATTTTCTACAACATTCTGTGTTTTCATGGGATGATCAGTTCCATAATTTTTTTGATAAGTAGATTTTTGACTTTTTTTCATTTTATCAATGACTTCTGGATTGTGTTGAGCACATGTTTTAGAACATGAAACTTGATTGTTTCGTTTGGTTCTAAATTCATTTTTACAAGTTGGACAAATTTTTAATATCATATGTTTATAGTTCAAATGTCGTTAATAATTATAGAACGTCACGATATAAATGTCAAATTTTTATTTTTCAAATATTTATACATGTGAAGATATTATTTTCTATATTAACAAAACAGGAGTATTTATGGCAGATTTATTAAATTCAAACGAGATATTCTATACATCATTTGAACCAAAGGTTCAACATCGTTTTCAGATGTATGTTGATGGTATTCCAGCTTTTACAATCAAAAAAACCGATAGACCAAAGTTGACTCAAGAAAGAAAAGCTCTTGATCACATTAACTTACAGCGTTACTACAAAGGTAAATCTATCTGGCAAGAAATTACGATGGAACTTTATGATCCAATCGTTCCGTCAGCAGCTCAGGCTGTTATGGAGTGGGTTCGTCTATCACACGAATCGGTAACTGGCCGCGATGGATATATGGATTTCTACAAGAAAGATATAACGATCAATGTTATCGGTCCTGTCGGTGATAAAGTTGAAGAGTGGACACTTAAAGGTGCTTTCGTTACCAACGCTGATTTTCAAAACTTGGATTGGACAAACACGGGCGACCCATTAGGTGTGACTATAGTTGTATCATATGATTATGCCATTTTACAGTATTGATGTATCTCATTATCAACTACTTATAATTATCTCCTATATCATAGCGTAATCAAAAATAAAAGTTTGACATCTCTCCTCCTTATGTATAAGGGGGAGATTTATTTTTAAAGTGACTGATATGAAAAATATTAATTCATCGTTAATTTTGGTTGATATTTATAAATGGTAAATCCTATATTTATTTGAGTGTATGATAAAATTAAAAGACATATTACAAGAAGCCTGTGAAAAAGCTCTTGCAAGAACGGTGCCTATAACTAAAGAAAATTTTGATCGTATGTTGCCGTCGTGTAGTGATGCGGTGGATGCAAATAAACAAGGATACGTAATTTATAGAGGATTAGAAAAAATCATACCATCCTTATACGCATCGGTGAACCCAAGTGAATATTATAGGTATTCAATGAATACAACAAATTTTTATACCGCACTCATAGACGTATTACCTTCTTGGGTTGATTATCCAAAACGAAGTCGTAGTATTATATGTTCTACATCGATGGGATCTGCTGGATGCTTCGGTAACACTATATATCAAGTATTCCCCCAAAATGGAGCGTCAATAGGTATATGTCCGAAATCAGATTTTTGGGGTTCTTTTAAAATAGTTAAAAATAGATTAAAATATGCTAAGGATATGGATTTATTCAATTACTGTATGGAAAGTTTTATTAGACATGTTTTAAACATAAAATTTTCTTCATCCGATCTTACGCCGTCGGGCATCATTAACATACTTAAACAAATGGATGACGTTATGAATAATAAAAAAGATGAAATATACACAGCAGATGAATACGATGAGAATATATGGAATGACGTTAAACAAAGGTGGAAAGTTTCCTGGATGCATTATTTTGATGAATTATTGGATCCAGAAAATAATGAATTTATGGTGATGCCAATTAAAAATTTTAATGTTACAGAAAAAAATGTATCAGGAAGAGAAGTGTGGACAGATGCTTATTCGTTGTTGAAAGTTGATGAAAGTCGATGAATCAACGTTGATGTAAATTCGGTTGAACCACCATATCGTTAATAAAAATAGTATGATCAAGTTGAAAAATATATTAGAAACATCTCAACCTTATAGTAAGAACATATCCGAATTAAGTGTTGGAATGGCTTCCTTACATGCGAATACAACTTTTAAAAACTCTTTTGATTTATATAAACAAGATTCAAGAGTTTTGTATAGAGGAATAAGTGATAAATATCGTGGAAATTATTATTATGTGAATCCTCGGACCGCGGCTAGAATATCAAAAGACAGTAATAATCTTTATGTAGCTTTGATGGATGCGTTACCTTCATGGAACGGATATCCGAAACGAAGTAGAAGTATTATTGTGGGAACGTCGGAATCTGTGGCTGAAGATTACGGAGATATATTTTTAGTATTTTTAAAATATAACGCTAACGTGGCTGTTTGTTCAGAAGACGATTTATGGAAAGGCATGCCTTATTTAATGAGAAAAACTAACGTCAACGGGTTAGATACTTATATGATGGGTTTAAATGAGTTGTTGATGAGTGTTAGTAGATATGATGATAAAATACCTGATATAGAAACTAAAACTTATTCGGAAAACAACATAGAAGAATTTTTTCAAGGTATGATATATCTTACAAAGGAAGTGTTAGAAAAGTCTATTAGTGATAGACTGGTTTGGAGCGCCGCCGCAAGGATATCGAAAAATATGCTTTTAAGTTCTTCCGATGCAAAAAATGGTTGGAGGAATTATTTTAATGATCTTTTTGATCCTGTTAATAATGGAATATCGTTATCATCTGTATCAGAACTTCCATATGATGAAAAACATGAATGTTGGTCAGATAGTGATGCATTGTTGGTAAAGGATGAAGATCAAGCGGTAAGAATTTTATACAAATACAAACCGCCCGATCCTAATCAACAGACTTTAGATTTTGGAAATGTATGATCAAGTTAAAAAACATAGTCGAAGAATTTTTGAGATCGTCACCGGAGGGAGAAAGACGTAGGACGATTGATTTAGATCAAGCTGTTTCTTTGGCAAAAGATTATAGTGAATCGATAGAGATAGGCGGTAAAGGCCGGTTGTATAGGGGGGTAAGAGGCGCCGATCAACGTTATTATTATATAGATCCGTCCAGTTCACCAATGAGATATTCAAGAGATGTAAACAACATTTACATGGCTCTTATGGATACTTTACCGGCGTGGAGTGGATTTCCAAAAAGAAGTCATAGTATTATAGTTTCTACAGATTATACAGATGCTAATAGCTATGGTGCTTTGTATGTAGTGTTTTTGAAAAATGAATCGAAAATAGCTTCTGCTAGTTCCAAAGATATTATTTCGTATGCGGGAATGCCATATCTTTATGATAGACTGAACGTGGATTTAGAAGGTTATATGTATAGATTGGAAAAACTGTTTAACACTGGAAAAGAGTTAGGATGGTATATGCCTACGACAGGAAAACATGATTATACCTACAAAAATATAGAAGATTTTTACAACGAAATGAGCGATTTAACTGTGGAACGGTTGAAAATTCTTCAAACTAAGTTTCAGAACTACGTTAAGATAACTAATGTGATAGATGATATGTTGAAACATCCTGATCCAGAAAACGGATGGAAAAATTATTTTAATGAATTATTAAGTCCAACAAAAAATGGTATAACTTTAGAAACGATATCATCTATAAAATACAATGATGGTAGAGAATGTTGGACAGAATTTCCTGCTATACTTGTCAGACAAACTTTTTTGGGTGGATTTATTGATGCTTATAATAATGTATGATCAAGTTAAAAAATATATTGAATGAAATCAGAAGGGTGCCTGTTAATATAAACAGCTCTTTAGCTTTTATGAGATCCAAATGTTCTTTAGCCGTTGGTCACGCTAGAGAGGGAAGAGTTGTTTATCGTGGTGTTGAGACTGCCACAAAACCAGCATATTATCTAGATCCTTCAAAAGAGTCGAGGACATCGAAAGATACTAACAATCTTTATCAGGCTATAATGGCTACGTCTCCAAATTGGGATGGGTATCCAAATAGAGAACAGAGTGTTATGTTTTCACCGATGAAAAGCACAGCAGATGAATACGGAGAAGCATATTTTGTGTTTGTTCCAGATGATGCTAATATAGTTATGACAACATTAAGCCATGGAGATTTTTGGCACTCTATGGATAATATTGAAAAACGAATCACGGCAGACATTCCATCGTTGATGAATATTATTAAAGGAATAAGTAACTATTCAAATATAAATCCCGATTTAAATTTTGAATTCCCCAATGTAGTAGAACATGTTTTTACATCATCTGATGTTAATAAGTTCTACGAGGAAATGAAAAAGTTTACTAAAGAAAAAATTGAATATTTAATTCAAGTTAAAAAACCTTGGCCACATGCTAAACCGTTTTACTTGGATATGTTGAAACATTATGATGCCGAAAACGGATGGAGAAACTATTTCAATGATTTGTTTGATCCTCAAAAGAATAAAATAAAGTTGGGTGGAGTTAACGACATCCCATATAGAAAAGATGAAGAATGTTGGACGGATTCTCCTGTATTGTTGTTGTCTTGTGGTTTGAATGTAAATAAAATTTTGAACGATTTATAAATGTATGATTAAATTAAAGAATATATTAGAATCTTTATCAGAACACCCCCTTACCGAAAGTGTGTTTGATAAAGGGTTATTTAAGGCTGTATTTTTTTCAGGCATCCCAGGTGCTGGTAAAAGTTATGTCATTAACTCTATTACTGATGGTCAAATCCAACCCCGCATTGTAAACTTTGATAAATATTCAGAGTTTTTGGCTAAAAAATATAATTTGCCAGACGCTGGCGATCAAGATTTTCCTTTTGTTGATCAGGCAAAAACAATGACGATATCCCAACTTTCTGGATATGTTAATGGGTTACTTCCACTTTTTATTGACACCACCAGTAATAAAGCCAATAGAACGATGTTAAGAGATGGAGTATTAAAATCATTTGGGTATGATACGGGAATGGTGTGGATTAATACTCCATTGGATGTGGCGTTAGACAGAATCAAACAAAGAGATAGATCGGTCTCAGATGATTTCGTGGTATCTGTTCATCGTTCATTGGAAGAAAATATAAAATATTATAAAACTCAGTTTTCATTTTTTATTGAAGTAAAAAACGGCGCAGGAGAATTGACTGATGAAGTTATTAGAGACGCCTATAAAACTGCTTCATCATTCTTTAGAGAAGACATACAAAATCCAATAGGTAAGAGAAATTATAAAAAGGCTTTTGACACTACAGGATATTTGGTTCCTCACGTTTACAAATCGATAAGTGATATAAAAGTGAAATTAAGTAATTGGTATTGATATTTATAAACATATGAAAGTCGTGGGAATTTACAGCGGGAGATTCCAGCCCGCACATAGAGGACATTTGGGAGTTTACAACCAACTGAAACAGATTTCAGCTGATGATACTTTTGTGGTGACTTCTGATAAGGTAGAAATTCCTAAATCCCCCCTCAACTTTGCCGAAAAACAACAAATATGGGCAAGACATGGTGTTCCATCCTCTCATGTGGTCAAAGTTAAAAATCCATATAATCCTTTAGAATTAGTTCAGGGGTTTTCCAAAGAAACCGCGGCGCTGGTATATGCCTTGGGGGATCGGGATGCTGAAAGATTTTCTGCTAATAAAAAAGTTGAAAATAATAAAGTAATATGGACTAAAAAAGCTGGAGAACCATCATATTTTCAACCATATTTAGGAAATGAGAATAATCTTCAACCACTTGATAAACATGGTTATATCATGATTGTTGGCGATGTAAAGATCGATGGGAAACCCATCTCCGGAACAAAAGTAAGAGAAATGTTGGGGTCTAACAAATATAATGATGAACAAAAGAAAACATTTTTTCAATGGGTTTTTGGGTGGTTTGATATCAGTTTGTTTGATTTATTAAAAGAAAAATTTACCCCGTTTCAAGATGATCAAGTAGAAAAACTCAAAGAAGTTATTGTAAAAATAGTTAATGAATTAGACGGATCTATAGGAACAATACCCGTTTCTTCTATACCAAGTGGGTTGCCAGCCGGAGATTCGATAGATCCAACTCAAGACGTGGTTGAAAAAACACCAGAAGAAGAACGTAAGGAACGGGAGTTAGCTCGTAAAAAATATGATGCTGCTGCTAAGAATTTGGAGTTCTTAAGAACCAAAGCTAAATATATATCCAAGGATAAAGATCAAAATATCAGAGATAGAAAAGATAAAGAAAAAGAAATAAATCTTCTAAAAAAGAGCATATAAAAAACAAAAAGTTGTTACGTTCCCTATATATTAGTTGAAAAGCTAACACGTTTATAATACAATATGTCTGATAATACAGTTAAAATCCGGCGCTCTCCAACTGCTGAAGAAGTTGTAGTTCAACTACAACCAGTTAAACAAGAAGAGAAGTATCCCACTGAACATGTTCCCCTTCCTACCAAGGGTCATTTTTATCCCCTCGACCATCTATTGTCAATAGGAACGATAGAGATCAAACAAATGACAGCCAGAGAAGAAGATGTTCTCGCTAATCAGGAACTTCTTCGTAAGGGAACAGTGTTAGATGTTCTTTTATCGTCTCTTATTGTTGATAAATCCATCAACGTTAAAGACATTTTGATTGTGGATAAAAATGCCATAATGATCGCTATTCGTCGTTTAGCTTATGGAGACGATTATCCAATTTCCGTGTCATGTCCTCAATGTGATGTTAAAAATCAAGTGGTTATAAATCTTGGAAATATTGAAAATAAACCTTTTGATCTTGAAGGTGTTCAGAAAGGTGAAAATTCGTTCGCATTCAAGTTACCAAATTCCAAAAAAACTATCACCTATAAACTTCTCAATCAACACGACGATGATTCTATTACAACCGAGCTAAACAATCAAAAAAAGATTTCAAAAGATGCTCCGTCAAGAGAACTCACCACGAGGTTGAAATATCTTATCACATCAGTTGATGGTACCACCGACAAGGCTTATATTCGTAAGTTTGTTGATGAAGAATTGATGGCTAACGATTCTCTGGCGCTACGAACACATTTTAGAGATCACAATCCTGATATTGATATGTCGTTTGATTTTACGTGCCATCAATGTAGTTATGAGAGGAGGTTAGGAATCCCTCTGGGAATGTCCTTTCTATGGCCTGGCGTTGACGATGGAAGATAAGATACGAATTCATAAAGAAATTTTTACGTTAGTATACAACTCCAACGGTGGTTTTACGCATGATGAGGTATATTTCATGCCCATCTATCTTCGATATTTTTATATTAAAATGTTGGTAGAACAAAAGAAAACAGAAGAACAACAATATAAAAACGCTGAAACTCCTGCAAGTTCCGGTCCTATTAAAAAACCTGTATTTAAGAAGTAAATATCATTTCTGATTTTATAGTGTATTAACTATTTATATTTACAGAAGAATTATAACCATTTTTAAGAATATATGGCCGATCCAAATCTAGCCCGACAATTAGAAACCGCTAAAGATGTAACTGCGGAATTGAACAATCAAGCCCGGCTGATGGAGTCTCAACTTAGAATGGCTGGAAATTTAAATGTTATACATGAGATTCGGAAAAAAATAGAAGAAAAATATCTTACTACAGAACAAATAGTTCAAAGTGTTCAAAATAGCATCACCAACAAGTTAATTAAAGTAGAAAAAATACAAAATGATATAAATAAAAGGTTATTGTCAGGAAGATCCACATCTGCTCAACAACTATTAATAAATAAACGTATTGGAGAATTATTAAGTGATCAAAATAAACTTATAGAAGAACAAGCCAAGTTGAACGCCAAAATATCCCAACATAGAACCGCGGAAATTTTGGGTCTTACCAAGTTTAAAGAAAAAGCCGAACAACTTAAAGCTGATTTCGGCGTAGGTGGCTGGTATTTAATGGGGTTGATGGCATCCGTAACTATATGGAAAAAGATATTTACGGTGTTTATGGCGATGGATGAATCGGCTGCTAAATTCCGTATGTCTATGGGATTTACCAGAGACGTTAGTTCTGCGTTTGAAAAAAATGTTAAAGAATCTGCTTTTCGCCTCGCTGCCGTAGGTGTGACCGCTGAAAAATTATATGATAGTATAAAGGCTATTGCAGATACAATGGGGTCTGCTCAATATTCTACTGCTGGTATAACGGAAGATATGGCATTGTTAAATTCTCAACTAGGAATATCTCAAGGTGTATCAGCTACTTTTAATAAATCGATGGCAATGGCCAGTCAAAGTACTATACAGGCTCAAAGTCATATGGCTCTTTTTGCAGTAGAGTTATCAAAAGCTGGAGGAACAAATCTAGGGGAAATAATGAAAGATGTGTCGGATGCATCTAAATCTTCATATTCTTATATATCTCGATCTCCTATCGCGTTAGTGAGAGCTGCTATAGAAGCTAGAAGGATGGGAACTAGTTTGGATTCAATAGTTAAATCTTCTCAATCGGTTTTGAATTTTACAGATTCTATTAACAAAGAAATGGAAGCTAGTGTTTTGTTGGGTAGATCTATTAACCTTCAAAGAATGCGAGAATATGCATTCGTCAAAGATGCTGAAGGAGTTAATAGAGAAATATTAAAAATAGCTAAAGAAACCAATTTTGAAAGATTGGACCCGTTTACTGCTGAAGCTGTGGCTTCTGCATTAGGGAAACAAGCAGGAGAAGTATCCGCAATACTTCAAACCGACAAACAAAGAATGGATTTAATAAGACGGGCAAGAGAAGACGAAAAGCTAGCTAAACAACTCAAGTTATACGAAAATATAAAAGAAGTTAATGAAGATATAGTAAAAAAAAGAGCGGAAGATGTAAGATATCAGTTGATGACTCAAAATAATCAATCGAGAATACAGAGTATCAGCTTGGCATGGCAGGGTATACTTCAAAAAGTTGGCGAAGTTTATTTGCCTATTATCGATACTATACTTGGAAAAGTTTCTGGATGGTTATCTAAAATAAGTTTTGAAGGTCACGAATGGTTGAAATGGGTGTTAGGTGTTGGATCGGCTCTAGTTGTTGTTGGGACAATTATTACAGCTGTTTTAACCAAAATGTTGATTGGTCAACTCATTGGAAAGGCTGTAGGAAACGTCGCTAACGCAACGTTGACAGGAGTTTCTAAAGGCATATCATCAATGGCAGATCCAAAAGTTTTTGTTGGAATTGCGGCTATAGCATTACTTGGTTTTGCAATCAGACCGTTTGTCACATCAATGAAGATGCTGACCGGTCTTGATTGGAACAGTCTTGGTGTGGCTACCGCTGGGTTGATTATATTTACGGCCGCTGCTTTCGGTCTTGGTGCTCTATTAACAACTGGAGCTGGAGCATTATTATTTGGCGCAGGATTATTGGGGATAGCCGGGCTTGGATTTTCTCTTCAACCTCTTGGAAAATCAGCGATGATGGCTGGTCAGGGTTTACAGATGTTAGGCGTAGGATTTACTGCAGTCGTAGATGGTTTTGATAGATTAAGTAAAATGTCTTTCGTTGGAGTGACCCTTGATATTATCAATATGACGGCAGCTATGGTTGATTTAGCTAAAGCCCTTAACCAAATACCAACTATGAATCTTGGTAAATTAGAAAATATAAACCTTAATATGGGAACGCCTGCTGGTGGTGTTGCGGCAGCAGAATTTAAAACTGCTCTGATTGACACGAATGCCAAATTGGATATACTAGCCAATAAACTAGATATTATAAGTAATAAAGATACAAATTTGTATATGGATGGAGATAAAATGAATCAGGTTATGGATAGAAGTAATAGATTTTCAGCAGGCAGAGGAACCAACGACACACGAAAGAGATAACGTATGGGAAATGATAATAGAATAGATCAAATTGTTCCACTGCCTGGATTTCCTCCGTTGGTTAAGAATGTGCCGGCCAATTATCCAATGACTCCACAACCAGGAAAAATTAGCCTTTTGTTTGAATATAACAAACAAAACATTTGGAGAAAATTTTCTCCGTATACGGAGGGTGACAATATTTTTGGTATATTCCCTAATAAACAACCTTTTGTATGGAGATATATCGATGAAAAGAATAAATCTTTATTTGGTAACCTGCCCAACAGATTTAAGTCTTTCGAGTCTAGAGCTTTACCAATTCGATCAACTACGGATGATCTAGTTCGAGTGGCCAAATTCTCCGTTTCTCCTCAAGGAATAATATTTTACGCTAAACAATTTGGTCTTCAATTATTACAACCTTTTGACGAAACTCGGTTGTATAATCCTCTATCTCCGATTTTGGCAACGCTGAATCCGTTAACTTTAGGTCTCATTGGAAAACCCACCAGACATATTGAATTAAGTCTTGGCGGCCTGCTAAACGCTGTAGGTTTGAGTGGTCTTAGCGCTGCTCTTTCAACTAGTATCATTGGGTCTAGTAAACTTTCTCAGGAAGCTCAAGGACAACATAAAGGAATACTTCGTGGTCATACAGCCGGACTGGCCTATTCATCGCTTCAAACAAAGTGGGCAACATCAACAGGCATAGGCGGATTTTCAATGATGTCAATGATGAAAAATGCTGCCAAATCTTTGTTTTTCAGTATTGTTGGAATAGCATCGCCATCAAACAAGTATAGAGCCGATGAAAATACAATGGAGTTAATGTATAACAATATAAGAGAAGTGTCCGTCAGAGGCGGCAGCTCTGTATTGTTTAGTTTTTTCCACCCTTGGTTCCCTGGTCGCCATAATAACACAAATATGCCGAAGATGTCTCCATATCCTCAATCTACATGGTTGGGGGCGGTGGTTCCACTTTTTAGATTTGATACTCAGAATGAAAGAAATCAAGGAAAAATAAATGGAAAATCTGTGGGATACACAACAAGCGGTAACGGTGATAAATACGGAAATTATGTAGGTATGGCGCCGGACGGTGAATATACCGATTCGGATATGTTAGTTAATTATTCTAGATATTTAGATGAGAGAAATAACTATCTTAGTAAAATGACTCTTCCTCAAGATTCGGCGGTCAAAAGAGTCGATCAAAGTTTACAAAAATTATTAGATGGAATAAGAGACGCTGGGTATCAAGTTCAATTAGATGCAAATTCTCGTATATTATCTAATCCAGTTTCTAATGTAAAAGGATACGATAAAATAATCACCGCTACAAATTCCAATGGAGGTGTTCGTGGATCGTTAAGTGAATATAAATTTACAACAAAAACGTTGGATGTTAATGGAAATAGGCACCCATTTACGTTTAAGTTTGCCTCTACTAATAAAACGGATGGTATAAATAGGCTGCCAGTATTAGATCAGGGAAGGTCAGTTCCTAAAGATGTTCAGTCGGAAATTCCTGGATGGGAAGTATGGAAACCGTATGAAGACGATTTGATTGCCTTTTTCTTTTATGATGTAGTTAATGAAAGATATATTCCATTCAGAGCCACAGTAAAAGGATTATCTGAAACGGTTACAGGCAATTGGGATGAGTTAAGGTTTATAGGTAGAGCGGATCAAATCTATACTTATAATGGATTTGTGAGAACGCTTTCATTTAGTTTCAACATAGTTATCGGTAGTATAAAAGAAATGTTCCCTACTTGGAATAAAATTAATTATATGTTAGGCTGTTTGTCTCCATCGAGTTATACCACAGCTCAGGGAGCAGTATTTAACAGATTTATAGTGCCTCCAATGTTTATGCTCACTATAGGAGATTTGTATAAATATCAACCCATTATTATGAAGTCTCTTATGCTTAATATTCCTGATGATGCTGCTTGGGAAACTTTGAATGAGAAAAATTCCGACGATTGGCATTATCTGAATAGAACTATTCAAGATGCTTCTTCAAGATATAAATATGCTCAATTGCCAAGAGAAGTTGAAATACAAATATCCTGCGATTTGTTGGAAAAAGAACGTCCTGTTGTTGGTGCTGCTCACTTTGGTCATGCTATATATGAAGATATTTATGGGAATCAAAATGAAAGAAGCGCTGAATCAGAACACAATCCAAGAGAAACGGAATTTGATAAAAGTTTAATTAAATATAATGATACTATGGAGCCGCCACGAGAAGCCAGTACTATTGGAAATAGGTCGAGGGCTAATAGATTGCCGGCTGGCACTGATAAAGTTGTAGAAGCTAAGAATTCAGTTCCTCCGGTAACATCTTTACCTACATCAGCTGGTGATATAGCTTCAAAATCTAGGGCAGTAAATTCTTTATCTGCTGGACCAAACCAGTTAGGAACACAGGGTCAAGCCAAAGCAAATTTAGGTGCTAAAGGAGTGGCTGCTCTTGGGCAATAATTTATGAAACGATACGAAAATATATTAAAAGAAAAAAGATTTGATGGACAAAGAGTATATAAAACTACAAGATACCCAAATATATTGCCAAGGACCGAAGATATTATTTATATCTCTAACGACGGAGATTATTTAGATAGTTTATCGTATAAGTTTTACGGAGACCCAACTTTGTGGTGGATTGTCGCTTTAGCAAATAATTTGGGGCAGGGAAAAATGTCTGTAGAACCAGGTCTTCAATTAAGAATACCTGTTAATATAAACGAAATATTAAGCGATTATAGTGCGTTAAACACAGAATAAACATTATAAAGAAAAATTATGCCCGCACCAATTGTACCATGGCAACCCGGAAATATTCCTTCGGAAATACAATCTGAGTTGAATCGTAGAAAGAAAAATAGGAGTTTCAATTATATTAATAATGCTCAAGCGGGTTGGGATAAAGAATCTGGGGATTGGTTAAAATATAAAGGTCCAATAACTTCGTGGATACGAGTGTGTTCAAACAGTGCTGGGGATTTAACAAAAGATGCTGCTGATCGAATTCCTAGATTTGTATTGCATGGCGGAAAAGGATTTTATCAAACATATGGATTTGAACAAAAATCAAACGGAATAGGATATCAACAAACCATTGGATATTCTCCTGATGGAAAAACTCCTCATATTATAGAAAATAATATTAAAACGAGTGATTATCCCATTCATGTTCCTTGTCCTGAAATTTCAAATCTTTCTGTTAAAGTTCAAAAAGAACGGTTTAGACGAGCCACTGTGGAGTGGGTCTGTTTTTCGTGGAAACAGTTGGAATATTTGACTCCATATTTTTTGATTCCAGGACTCACAATATTAATTGAGTGGGGGTGGAATCATTTTAATCCTGAATCATTGGTGAAAATAAGTGATGTGGGTATATTAACTTCATATTGGGAAGATCCGTATCCATTGTATACAAATCATATTCTTAAATCAAAAGGAAATTATGATGTAATTTTTGGACTTGTTAGTAATTTTAATTGGTCGGTCGAGCGTGGTAACCGAATTATTTGTACAACAGAAATTACATCCAAAGACAGATTGTATGCCGGAATTATTAAAGATTCTACGTTAACAGTAAGAAACCGATCACCAAAGGTGGATAAAGTTGGAAATATAACCGATTCATCTGAACCGGGGCTAGTAACATCTGTTCAAAGATTTTTCAAATCGTCGGATTCAGGACAAAATTTTCTAGCATTAGCAAGAGAAGGTTCTTCATATCTCCCAGTAGAAAACAGAGGAAATAAGGATGTAGTAGTCCTTAGAGATATAGCTCAAAATGTTAAAGAAAAATTTAGATCGAAGAATGCTCTCACCAAAGATGAAATTCAATGGTTTTATTTAAAGGATTCATATTTAAGAGGCATTTTTGCTGGAAGAACTTGGCCTGGAAAACGAGGCTCCAAAGATTTTGATTTTGGGTTAAAATCGGATATAAAGAGGTTTTGGATTAACATGGGTTTGGTAGTAGAATTACTTAACTATTTTTCTCAAAGAGAAAATACAAAAGACAAAGTAATGTTTGAAGTGGATATAACCAAAACTGTTATTTCTGCTCATCCAAATTTAATTTCGTGTAATCCAAACGTGCTAATCCCCAACGCACATGCTCCAAAATATCATTATGGAAGTGTGGGAATACAATCTACGGAAGGTACAATTGAAGAAAAAAATGATTATTTGAATCAATTGCCAGGAGAAAAAACCGATGGAACAAGATTAGCAGACGTTAAAGTAAGAAATGTATTTTATCATGGAGAAAATAAAAATGGAGGATGTTTTAGAAATAATCTGTCAACACCAATTAATTGGTATAGAATTAAAGATTTTGTTAAGTCAGATAAAACCCCCCCATTTACCACTGGAATTTTTTCGTTCCCATCTACATCAGACGAAACAATATTGGGGTCTGTCTTGGAAAAAGATTATTCCGGGTTACTTTCCAACATTTATATAAGTTATGAATCTTTAAAATCTATAGTCTTAAATTCGTCTATAGAAACTTATACGGAAATTTATCAAAAGATATTTGAAGTTGTAAATGGCGCTAGTGATAATTTCTGGGATTTAGCATTAGTAGAAAGCGATCAAGGAAAAATCGCCATCGCTGATAGAAATTATAATTCAAAGAGTAATCTCAATAGTGGAGAAACTGTATATTCTTTTGATTATTATGACGCAGATAGCTTGATAAAAACTATAAAATTCACCCCCCAATTGTCAGATGCTCAGGCAACCAGAGCGATTTATGGAAGTGTGAATAATAAAGATGGAAAATATTCAAACCCAGACAGAAACGATTTGATAAATTTTCACTCAGAAGATGTTATATTATCAAAAAAGGCAATCGACGATACAAAAACTATAGAAGAAAATAATACAAAGTTAGATGAAAAAATAGATCAAGCGAGACAACAGCATAGAGAAATTATAAGAGGATTACAAACTGTAAATGAAGGAACATCAAAAGAAGAATCCCTTCAAATGACAATATATGGAGATAGCCCATTAATGTCCGTTCAACTCCCCAATATTAAACAAAATCCTAATTCGTTTGAAATTATGAAATTTGTTTTGCCTGATTCTGAAATGTTAAGATTGATGTTGGATGATGGAGATGAAGAACGAAATCCGAGGTATTGTGCTATTCAACCAAATATTAATTTGGAATTGACGTTGCAGGGTATTGGCGGACTCAGAACATTTCAATATTTCTTTGTTCGTAATCTTCCATCTCCATATTCTTCAAACGATGTAATATTTAGAATTACCGACGTTCAACATAGCGTTCAACAGGGAAGTTGGGAAACGGTTATTACAGCGGGGCTGCTTCCATCAAAAGCTTACATTAAGAAACGTTTGGGTATCAATAATATAAATTGACTTGTTGGGTTTCCGTTGTATCCTACGTTGAATGATTGAAACCAAAGAAGACTATACTAGTTTTATAAATTCCACTGTGGATCATAGTTTGATTTTGCATTTGGTTCTAGATTCTTCTTATATCCATCCGACAATTGATAATCCGTGTGTTGTGTTAATTAGAGATGTTATTTCTAAAAAAACGTATTGTATTTCTTTTGGTCATGAAGATTTGTTGGTAGTAGTTAACAAAGAAATGTTTATAAAATTCCTCAACGATCATAAACCACATAAATGGGCTTTTGATATGAAGTCGTTTATTCAACATTTTTTAATAAATAATATTTATGATGCTAATCTGTTGATATTTTTATATAAAAACAAAATGGTTGAATTAGAAAGGTTTGAAACTTCAGTTCACCAGTTTTTTAAACGGCAATACCCACAATCTAAATGTGTAAATAAATACATACCATTGATGAAACATATTGACACTTTTGATAAAATGTGTGAAGAGTTTTTAAAACACATTTCTGGTTGTGAGTGTGATATGGGGTTTAAGAAAGAAAATGAAGTAATTGTTAAAACGCTTTCACAAATCGAATCCAACGGAATTTGTGTAGATGAGAATTTGTTCGGTAGATTTTTTGATGCTCCTGTTTATGACGGCAAAGTGTATAGTAAATATAATATCTACACCCCCACAGGCCGCCCAAGTAATCATTTTGATAAGGTGAACTACGCTGCGTTGAAAAAGGATGGTGGGAGTAGAAATTGTTTTATTTCAAGATTTGGATTGGATGGTAAAATGGTTTTAGTTGATTATTCTGCTTTTCATCCACGTATTATTTGTTATTTGACCGATTTTGATATTGCTCCTGAAATCAATATTTACGAATATTTAGCTCAACTTTATTTTCAAAAAGAAGAAATTAACGATCAAGATTTAGATGATGCTAAAATTTTGACTTTTAAACAACTTTATGGTTGGGTGGAAGAGAAATATGAACATATTAAATACTTTAAAAACTTAAAAGATTTTATAAATAGATATTGGCAAGATTTTATAAAAGACGGGTTTATAAAAACTCCATTATTTAAACGAATTATGATTAAAGATCATGTTTCAGGAGCGAATCCAAGTAAGTTATTTAATTATGTATTACAGGCGACTGAAACCGAGTTGGGTGTAGGTATTTTACGGGAAATAAATACATATTTAAAGGGAAGACCAACCCTGCCTGTTCTGTATACCTACGATTCCATTCTTTTTGACTTTCATGTGTCAGATGGGGAACAAGTATTATCAGACATAATAAAAATAATGACTTTGAATAATAAGTTTCCCGTTAAAGCTTATTCTGGAAAATCGTATGGTAATATGAATAGAATTTATTGAAAAAAGGATATTTCATATATTCCAGTTATATTTATGATAAGAGTATAATAAATATGAATTTAATTGAAAAAATATTAAGTGATGTAAGTTTAGATCCAAAAGTTAAAAATGGAATGTTTAGTGTAGAAAATAACGATCATATGGATGTTCTTAGGTCTTATTTGGTAAAACGGGGTCTAAATGAGTGTGACGTAATAGAATTTTGTAATAGAGTCGTTGAAGGAAAATATCCTGAACGACAAGCGTTTAATACTAATGGTATTCTTGTTACGTTTCCTACCCCCGAATATAAACAACGAGCGCTTCAACGTGGGACTCACTTTGAAGAAGATCCATCAAAAAGAGAACCAAATGTGTTTGGTGCTCAACCAAAGGCTCCAGAGACTGCAGCCCAACAGAAACCTGCAGCGCCCGACGGCACTGTTACATCACCAAAAACAGATTTGCCACTATCTAAAGCTGAACCAGGCGACAAACCTGATTCACAACAACCGGTAACGACATCTGCTCCTGAAACAGTCCCACCTACAGAACTACCGCCACCAATACCAAAGTCGGATGCGGAACGAGAAGCGGATAAAAATCTAATCAAAAAAATACTGAGTAGACAAGATTCGGTTTTACAAGAAGCGGTTACTTGGTTTGTAAAAAACGCTCCCATAGACGTATTAGATAAGTGCCGATGATGGGGATATTTATGAACGACAAAAGACAATTGTTATGTACTTTTTCTACTTGTGATTTATATAAAGATACGATAGAGAGATTAAAAGATTTTTACGATGTAATCAACAATAAGTTTTTCGTTTTTGTTAACGGCATCGACCCAAATGTGGTATACATTACCTACAATATAATTGCCGGACATTCCTCAAAATATCCTAATACCATTTCAGTTCACAGAAAAAAACAGACAAATACGATATATACATTGAACGCAATGAATCAGATTATCAAAGATGAAAATGGTGGCAATTTTAATAAAGAGTTTTCTGTAAAGTGGGAATTATATAAGGACTCACTTATTTTAACTGGCGAAGTTTCTCTCCGAATTATTCCCATAAAAATTCTTGTTATTATAAGTTGATTTTCATTTGATTTTAGCGTATGGTTAATATGTACTTAGTAAGGCAAGATTTAACCAGTTAGTTAATGATTGACTTACTAAATTAACAAATTAAACATTTAAGGACTTATATGCCTATTAATACAGATGCAATCAAAGCACGTCTCAAATCCCTCGAAAAGAAAGACAAAAAAACAAAAGACGCTATTTGGCGCCCCACTGAAGGAAAACAAATAATTCGAATCGTTCCCAATCAACATAATCTATCGAATCCATTCATAGAATTGAAGTTTCATTATAACTTTGTTGGAAAGAATTATCTTAGTCCGGCTAGCTTTGGCAAGCCAGATCCGATAGTTGAATGTGCAGAAAGAATGAAAAGAAGCGGCGACAAGAAACAGTGGTTCGCTGGCCGCAATCTCGAACCTAAGATGAGAACGTTCGCTCCTGTTGTAGTTCGTGGTGAAGAGGAAAGGGGCGTTCGACTCTGGGGTTTTGGTGTCACAATCTACAAACAATTGTTAGATATGATCAGCGATTCTGAATATGGTGATATCACCGACTTGAATGAAGGTATTGATATCGATGTCACTTTTGTCAAAGAACCTGTTGGTAAACAATATCCAGAAACAACGATTAAACCAAAACGTAAATCTAGTCCTGTAATCGATCCAAAACATCCGAAGGTTAAGGAACTGATGACACTCGTTACGGAAAAACAACCAAATATTTTGGAAGTTTATGAACCAGCTACATACGAAGAGTTGGCTACGGCTCTTGAAGAATATCTCAAAAAGAGTTCTGAGGGCGAAGCTGAGGAACCAGCAGAAACCAATGTTGCCGAACCAAGTGAAGAACAGCTTGATAAGGCTGGTGCGCCAACTGTTAAACCAGTAGAACCCGTGGTTAAAGTAGATGTCACCGAAAAAGAATCCGTTACGGAAGAAGTAAAATCTCCTAGCGCCGAAACTGCAAAAGGTAATGTGGATGAATATACAAAGGCATTCGCTAATATCTTTGATGATCAAAAGTAAAATAACTTGAAACGGTGCCCAAGGATGGGCATCTTTTCATGTACATTTTTGAAAGGAAATTTCTATGAAAAAATCTTCTACGCATGTGGAACATACAGTTGGGTCCACTGATAAAATTGAACGGGATGAACTAGCTCAACTTATAGCTGATTCTTTGAACAAAGTATCTAAAGAAGGAAAAATAGCCTATTTTTTGGATGAACAGGAAGATCCATCTATGGTTGTAGATTGGATATCCACCGGCTCTACACTTTTGGATTTGGCTATTTCAAACAGGCCCCGCGGCGGTCAACCTGTTGGTCGTATGGTAGAGTTGAATGGGTTGGAAGGAACCGGAAAATCTCTTATCGCTGCTCATTTATTAGCTAGCACTCAAAAGAAGGGTGGTATCGCTGTTATGATTGATTGTGAAACCTCCGCGGCGCCACAATTTTGGACCGCTGTTGGAGTAAACCTTAAGAACTTAATATATGCCCCTCTTACGACAGTAGAAGAGATATTCAAGTATATTGAAAATATTGTTGGTATAGTTAGGAAGGCAAATAAAGATAGATTACTGACCATCGTAGTAGATTCTGTGGCTGGAGCTTCAACTGAAAAAGAATTGGAATCCGAACACGGAGTAGATGGATACAATACGGCTAAATCGATCATTATATCCAAAGCTATGAGAAAGATTACTAATCTCATAGGTGAACAACGAGTGTTGATTGTATTTACCAACCAGCTTCGTATGAATATGAACGCTATGGCGTTTGGAGATAAGTATGTTGTTCCCGGCGGCAAGGCTCTCGCGTATCATTGTTCTGTTCGTGTTCGTCTTAATAGTATCGCCAAAATAAAAAAAGATGATGAAATTGTTGGTATACACTGTAAAGCTCAAGTGGTGAAGAACCGTCTTGGTCCTCCACATCGAACTGCGGAGTTTGATATTTTCTTTGATTCTGGTATTCAAGATCTTAAGAGTTGGTTGGAGTTTTTAAAGAAACAGGGTGTGGCAAAGGCAGCTGGGGCAACTTATAAGATTAAGTTAAATGAGGAAGAGTATTCTTTGTCTGCTGCTGAATTTGTCGATAAGGTCAATACCGATGAAAAGTTTAAAGAAGAAGTCTACAAATATATTTGTGATACGTATATTATGAAATATCGCGACCCAAATTCTAAAATTGATGAAAACACTACTGAATCTTCGGAAGATGATGAAAATTCAGAAGTCAGTTCCCAAGAAGATGAATAATAAAAACGTTTTATGTTAACAAATTCAGAAAAAAATACGATATTTTCCGTTTGGGAAAATATAAAAAAAGAGAAAGAAAATGCCATCGCTAATGGAATAACTTCTATTCAGAGGAATAGTGTTCTATTAGTCGATGGCTACTGACAATACTTTTTTGCGGGCATTTTGTTCTTTAGGAACGATGAACGAAGATGGATTACACACCGGTGGCATATCCGGGTTTTTGAAGAGTGTGGGATATGCCATCAAACTTCTCAAGCCTGAACGTTGCGTCATTGTATTTGATGGTCCTGGAGGATCTTTAAAACGGAGAAAAATTTACCCAGAGTATAAAGATCACAAAAAGACAAAAATTCGTTTAAACAGGATTTACGAAGATGATATTGGTTTGGATGGAGAAGAAAAAAATCTCAAGAAACAACTACAGAGGTTAGTATCATATCTTTCCATACTTCCTGTTCATATGTTGTCGTTGGATCACGTAGAAGCGGATGATACAATGGCATACTGTGCATTGGACTGCTTCAAAAATTGGGGTGTGTATTTAATGTCGTCGGATAAGGATTTTCTACAATTGGTGGATGATAGAGTAAAGGTATGGAGTCCCACTAGAAAGAAATTATATTCTCCTCAAGATGTGTTAAATGAATATGGAATACATCCAAAAAACTTTGTTATTTATCGAGCTTTGGATGGTGATACTTCTGATAATATTCCTGGGGTTAAAGGGTGTGGGTTAAAAACTATTATAAAATATTTTCCATTTTTATCAGAGGATAGAAAAGTGGAAGTGTCAGAAGTTTTAAAACATTGTGAGAAAAATATAAATAGTGGTAAGAAGATTTATCAAAAAATATTAGATAATAAATCGGATGTAGACAGAAATTTTGAGTTAATGCAGTTGGTAGATACTGCAATTCAGACACATGCTCAGTTGAAAGTCAATGAAATATTGGATACTCAAAAACCGAAAATGAATAGATATGAATTTATTACGTTAATGTCCGAAGATAAAATGTTGAATAATATACCAAATTCTAATTTTTGGCTTAATGAGGTATTTACTAAACTTGATTATTTTATAAAATAACTATATGAATAAAAAAATGAATCGTAGTGTTCGTAGGAAGATTATGCAATATTTACATATAGACGAAGAATTATCAACGTTCAAACAGAATAAATATGAATTTCTTCAAGTTCAAAACAGCGGAACTAGTGAATTATGTAGTGGCGATTAGTAAAATTGCAGAAGAAAATGTGGAGGGATATTGTTTGAATCCAGGTTCCACTACTCCTGTTATAAGATTATCAAAAAATTTAATTAACCACAATAGAGCCAGAAGGCAACTGGCTATTATTTTGGAGGAAATGCTTCATGCTCACGCATTTCCACTGACTGAAAAAGTAGTAAGAAAATATGCTGCTAATACCTCTAAACTATTATATAAGTTTGGATGGCGTTGGCAAAAAGAAGATGACGTAAAAATGGTTATTTCAAAAAGGAAAAATAATGCGAAAAAGAAAAACGGAAAAACAGTTAGATCAAGACAAAAAAGGGCGGGAAAGAACTCGCAGATATGAAGAAAAACAAAAGGTGGAAGAAGTTAGAAAAGAGGAAACGAAACTCACAAAAGAAAACGACGACGGCATAAGAGCGCAAAAGTTTTATGAAAAGATTGAGAATGGAGAATGGGAGGAAAAATATAAATCTTATAAAGTGGATGAAAACGGAAAGTTTCTTCGTTGGGTAGATTAAGAGGGGTTGGTTTTTGCCAACCCCCATTCCCCATTTTGTTTTTGCCGATGTGCCTGTATAGAAATTAACCTGCCCATCCTTTGGGCGGCTTAGCGTACTTTTCAGTAAAACTTTTAGGAAAAGAGACTTTCGTTTCGTTTGTAAGAGGAACTCCCATTTCCACTAAAGATTCTCTGCTTGCATAATAAATATCAAGAGATAACAACAATTCTCCCTTTTCAAAATTAACTTCTACTACTTTTTGTTCTTTTTTCTGACCCCATCCGGTTTCCATGTTAAACCCAGAGGGTTTTAAGGATGCTCTTAACATAGATATGTCCGATGTGTCACAAGCGTATGTTGGGTCGCCGGAAGATAACTTCATATATTCGGTATCATTGTCTCTGTAACACCACATATCATCCTGCGGAGTAGTAAGAGAGTCATCATTGTTAAAATCCGGATCACAACAAGTTATATAAGGATAATTCCAATATGGATCTTTTGGAGATGGTATATGCTCTTCGTTTTTTATAACTATATGAGGATATATTTTTTCATTAAATATTCTTATTCCGATGACGCCTCTATTTTTTTCCAATTCATTTCCTTTTTCAGATACATACCCCCCTCCTTTTGATGTGAATTTGAATGCTCCTACGTGATCATCAGAATATCTGAATCCTTTAACTTTTAATGGATGATACGAGTCTATTACATATCCAGTACCATCTTCACTGGCTGGATTTCCATCCATAACGGATAACCCATCTACGGAACCAACAACTAAAACTCTGTTATAGGTGTTGTTTTTTATTTCTATTTCATATTCGGAACCTTCCTTGGCTTCTACGTATATTTTTCCTTCGTGATGATACTGTTTGCAACGATTGCCGTTGACTAGAATGTTGATGTCGAAATTTGGCATAATCTTACCTTTCTATTTTTATTTTAATTTATAGTAAAGCGGTCCATACAACCGATTTCGATTAATACATATCTACGGGAATATGTTTTCTCTCAAAAATATTTTACGATAAATAATCCCCGACGATATTTTTCATTAACGAGTTTATATTTGTACTTTACACCGAGACATAAAAACTTCACCTCGGTATAATATGTTTACATTCGTCGGATGGTGAAGTATTGTTACCGACAACTGTAAAGGAGAATTTATGGCAGATCAAGATGTTGATAATCTTAAAAAATACGGGCCCGAATTTCAGACAAAATGTATTTCAAGTATCTTATCGGACAAAGCTTTCATAGAGAGAATTTTTGATATACTTCATACCGATTATTTTGAGTCGGATTCAAATAAATGGATAGTAGAACAGATAATGAGTTATTTCATTCAGTATAAAGAATTGCCTACACTAAACGTTTTTAAAGTAAAAATAGATGGTATTGACAATGAAGTGTTAAAGAAATCCACCATCGAACAATTGCGTTCAGTATATGCTAAACTTACCGATTCGGATATCAAGTTTGTCAAAGAACAATTTTTGGAATTTTGTAGAAATCAGAAACTAAAATGTGCTATTATACAATCGGTGGATTATTTGAAACTTGGTCAATATGATAGTATCAAGTGTGTAGTGGATGATGCTCTTAAAGCGGGAATGGAAAGAAATTTGGGACATAATTATAAAGAGGATATTGATGTTCGCATGAGTTCTACAGCTAGAGATTGCGTTCTAACTAACTGGCCTATTATTGATACACTAATGGACGGTGGGTTGGCCAGAGGAGAACTTGGGTTTATTGTGGGCCCTACCGGTTCAGGAAAATCGTGGCTATTGGCTCGCCTTGGAGCTGAAGCTATGAAACAAGGAAAAAATGTTATTCATTTTACATTAGAGTTAAATGAAAATTATGTTGGACTTCGTTACGATTGTTGTTTCACTGGTATCGATTTTCAGGATATAAGAAACCACATCGATACGGTCAGACAGAAGATTGATAAGAAGTTTGTGCCTGGCCAATTGTTTATCAAAAATTATCCAAGTAAATCCGTCTCTCCTCATATATTGAAGCTTTATGTTGAAAGATTGCAGATGATTTCTAGCGTTAAGATAGATTTAATTGTGGTTGATTATGCTGACTTGTTAAAGCCGTTAAATGCGGAGAGGAACTCCAATTCTTATAGTGAAGCTGGTAGTGTATATGAAGAATTAAGAACGGTCGCCGGGGAATTACAGGTTCCCATTTGGTCTGCCTCCCAAGCTCATCGGGCTGCGCACGAAGAAGACGTTATTCAAGCTCATAACGTGGCCGATTCTTATAGAAAAATTATGGTGGGTGATTTCGTGTTGTCTTTATCACGAAAGATGGAAGATAAGGCTGCTCAAACCGCTCGTATTCATGTCATCAAAAATAGATTTGGTCAAGATGGATTAACATTTCCAACGCTTTTCAACTCTTCGAATGGTGATGTTCGAGTTCATGATCCGAGTTCAAAAGAAGGGATGGAACTTCAAAGAAAGATGGGAGATTCAGGCGATGCCGTAAAAGATATTATTGGCGGTCATTGGAAAAAGATTAAGCAACGTAATAATAATGGAACCGATAACGATTCGGATTGATTTATTTTAAGGTTATTTTAACAATGGAATTTTTAAGGACTGGATATGAATAAAATTAGTGTGAGGTTTGATGATGTAAAAGATCAGACAACAGAAGAGTATTTTAAAGGAAATAAGTTTTCAATAGACGCGTTTCGTAAAAAGTATTCCATAAACGATTCAGAGACTTATGTTCAGGCTTTGAAACGGGTGTGTGATTATATTGCATCAGTTGAAAAAACCGACGAATTGCGAAAATGTTGGAGCGAACGTTGGTTTGATGAAATAGCCCAAGGTTGGTGGCATCCAGCCGGTTCCATCATGCAAGGTGCCGGATCTAATAGAAAAATTAGCCTGGCAAATTGCACGACTATATCTCTTGGTGCTCTACGTGATGATGAAGAATGGGATAATCTTGAATCCATCGTTAGAAATACAGCATATACAGTAGCTAAATGTGCCGCTTATAGGCAGGGACTTGGTGTAGATTTTTCCCGCCTACGCCCCAGTGGAACCAAACTTTTGAATTCAGCTAATATTTCCACCGGCCCTATTCATTGGATGAAGTTTATAGACGATATAGCATATTACGTAGGTCAAAAAGGAAGAATTCCCGCGTTTTTGTTTTCGTTAAATATCAACCACCCAAGCGTGGAAGAATTTATCACGTCTAAGAGCGATTATACCAAAATACAAAATGCCAACATATCTGTTCAACTTACAGAGGTGTTTTATAAAGCTGTTGAAGACGATAAGGATTGGGAAATGTCCTTTGTTACTCCGGAGGTCAAAAGAGGAGATAAAGTTTATATTGATGAACACAGCGTAGATAAAGATAGCCACAGAGAAAAGGAAACGGGCAAGTGGTATAAACTCGCTACTCACACCAAGGAAGAAGAAAAAACCTCCAAAGTGGTAAAGGCCAGAAAGTTGATGGAACTAATTGCTAAAAGTATGTGCAGTCACGCCGAGCCAGGAATACAAAATATTGATATCGCTCGAAAGTATTCCAATTCGGATTACATGTATGATCCTAATGATGAATATGATAGTAGAATTATTGGTACAAATGCGTGCAGCGAACAATACCTCTCTAGAGAAAGCTTATGCGTACTAGCTTCTCTTAATGTAGGAAGATTTTCAGGTATAAAAGAAATTTATATGACGCAGCTGGAAAGGATCGCTCCGTCAATGAATAGATTTTTGGATAACGTCAATGAGTGTGAGTTGGTGTATCAAACTTACGCCACTCCACATCAGAAAATGGCGATTGAAAAACTTCGCAGAATAGGTGCTGGAATAACCAATCTTGTTGAATGGTTATTTAGAAAAAAACTTATCTATGGAACTACAGAAGCTAATAACGAGACAGAAGAGTTTGTTAAATACTTCAATTATTGGCTTTATGTTGGTTCTGAACAACTTGGTCGTGAAAAAGGAAATTTTGGATTATTTAAAAAAGATAAGTGGAATGTTTCTCCGTTTGTAGTTAGAACTATTGAAGAGTCGAAAAGGATTGCCGAGCAGTTTAAAACGCCTATATTAAAAGGAACCCACGCTAGAAATGTTACTTGTTCGTCTATTGCTCCAACGGGAACGCTTTCACTTATGTTCCGTGATATGGTTATGAGTTATGGTATTGAACCTGCTTTTTTCTTGTATTTTTGGAAACGAACAAGAATGTCGGGTAAGTATGAATATTATTTTTGCGTCCCAAAAGCAGTAAAAGATGCTTTTGGAGAAGCTGGGGTTCCGATACCCATGCAATCGGACACAATCCAAGATGATTGGGATGGAAAACATGGAAAATCTATTGCAAAGTTTATTGATGAAAACTTGGAAAAAGTTGGTATAAAGAAATTTAAAACTTCCACTGAAATCGATCCTATGGATAAATTGCAGATGATGTCACAAGTGATGAAATGGGTTGATTCATCTATTTCGACTACCTATCTTTTGCCAGACGGATCAGATTGGAAACTGGTTCAGAAGTTTGTTTTGGAATCCCATAAAAAAGAAGTTAAATCTATAGCCGCATTTCCTGATAAGAAAATGTATGGAATCGTCACTTCTATCTCTTTCAAAGATCTAGCGATCAAGTTGAAAGAAGAAGGTATTGTTATACATCCTCAGAATTTTTCGGATGATGAATTAAAAGAATTAAATATTTCAAGGCAAGAAATAAACACCAATTGTAGTGGTGCTCCAAAACGATTACATACGTTAGAGGCTGATATTTATACGGTGGTGGTGAAAGGTCAAAAATTCGTAATAGTGATAGGGATGCAAAACGGAAAACCGTATGAAATTTTTGGCGGCCATCTGGATGGATTGGGATTGAAATGTCCTCACAAAAAAGGAAAAATTACGAGGGTGAAGAAATCTCAATATTCTCTTGAGTTTGATGATATAACAATTGAAGATTTTTCTAAACAATTTACACCAACAGAACAGATTCTCTTTCGTTTGGCTTCTACAAGTCTTAGACACGGTGTTCCTATAATATTTGTAGTTGACCAACTTCAAAAAGCTACGGAGGATATAACTTCTATGGCATCTGCTGCAGCTAGAGTGTTAAAAAAATACATAATTGATGGTGAAACTGCTCATGGTCAGAACTGCCCATCGTGCGGTCACATTCTGGTGTATATTGATGGTTGTGTGTCTTGCGGAAATTGTGGATACTCCAGATGTAATTAAAATCAAAGAACTTCCATTTATTCTAAAGTTTTATATATTTATATGTTGATATATGGTAATCGAACTCACAACAGTATTAGAAATAATCCCTCCTATAATCGCTGCGGTAGTAACTTACATTATCGCCAGTAAAAAAGCCAAGATTCAATATGCTAAAATGATGACGGATATTCAAAGTAAAGCTATTCAAACTGTCGTGAGTGAAGAAGAAAAAATGCGTAAAGAAATTTGGGAAGAACTGAAAATCGTTAGAAAAGAAAACGAATTTCTTAGACTGGAAATCTCTGAAATTAACAAAAAATTGTATAATTCTGGAGAATTGGTAGAAACATTGAGAGAAGAAATCGCCGTGCTTAAATCTTCTATTGCAGTTTATAAAGAAGAATTGAATCGTAAAGATAAACGAATAACGGAATTAGAAACGATATAAGGAGAGTAATGATATGAATTCAAAACGTCAACAAAAGGTGTTCATTGTTAATGAAGTAGAGACTGATATTCCGCAAGCTGAAAAAGAAGTTTTGATTCACCACTCCGACGCCTCAATAGATACCTACACAGATTATAAAAAATTATTGTATAAATTACACAAAAGTTTCAAATTTCAATACGCAATTGGTATTATTCATGAAAATGGTTCCAAGGCTAAACCATCAGTCATATCAAGTTTTGTAAGACAATTGAGCCCAGAAATACGGATTATCATCTATAATTCAATTGACGGTTTGAAACAACAACTTCAAGAAATAAAAATTTGACATTAGTAGTTGAATCGGTTATGTTATCAACATGTCTATCGAAGGTTATTTCGATCCAACTAAATTTATTATAAAAGAAATAGATAAATCTTCTGCTGAAGATATGATCGTAAGGCATCATTACACACATAAATGGTCATTATGTCAAGTGGCTTATGGTATTTTTTATATTTCAGAAGAAGAATCGGATTTTTTTGATGCTAAAGAAGAAATCCTTATAGGATGCATGGTTTTTGGTCATCCTGTCGGTAGAAGTGCTGCTGAATCGGTTTCTGATATCATCAAAATTGATGAAGTTTTTGAGTTGACTAGATTGGTTTGTTTGGATGGTGAAGAATATGGAAAGAACTTAGAAAGTTATTGTTTGACTTATGCTTTAAAGTTGTTGAAAAAATCCTTTCCGAATATCAAGGCTCTCATTACTTATGCGGATGGAGAACAAGGTCATAAAGGAACGATATATCAAGCCTGTGGGTTTTACTATCAGGGGAACTCTTCTCTAGCTTTAATGCCTAATTATTCTATTTCTTTGATTGGACCTCCAAATTATAACTGGATGCATTCAAGAACGGTATCTGCCACATATGGTTCTCATAATGTTGAATATTTAAAAAAACGAATAGGCCATACATTTTGGAGGAAACGAGAGTCTACTAAACATCGATATGTGTGTTTTTTATGTAATAAAATAGAAAAAAAGAAAATTCTATCTAATATCAAACATCTCTTCTACGATTATCCCAAAGAAACCCATCATATAGATGAAATTCAAGAGATTGTTGTAAATGAAAATGATAAAGAAAATCTCTTTTTTGGATGATTAACCATATTTATATTTGGTAAATTATATCGATATCGATTTATCACGGAGATTAATATGAATAAAGATTTTTTGAAAAATTTAGTAAAAGAAACACTAACGGAGATGAAAGCTGAGAAGACTGCTGATCGTCCTGCCAAGAAACAACGAATTAGAGAATCTCTAAAAAGTGTGATCGGTCAAATATTGAAAGAATACATCGCTAGTGTCAATAAACCTAAAAAATCAAAAGACGACATAGAGAAGGAACGAAAGGGATATGCTAAGGATGGTAATGTTCATTTAGATAAAACAAACGAACAGCTCAAGGATGAAATGGAAAAAATATCAAACGATATCGATAAGAGCATTGAAGTTAAGTGGGATGACCACGGAGATTTGGTTGTTGATGCTAAAGAATTATTCAAGGTTCGTATTCATCCAATGTGGGATAACAATTTTTACATTGAATCGTGGCCAAGATTGCAGGATCGTGTAGTTGCCGTTGGATTGGATTGGGAGCAGGTTAAGAATTTTGTTAAAGCCAATTTCAAACATGATAGTGAAGATATTGAAAATACTAAAGTGGACCAAGCTAAGAATAAAGCGATGGATCATCTTGAAGACGAATCTGGCAAGGGAGAAGTTCCAAAACAAGATTATGAATCCCGAACAACCATAAAGAAGGTTGGTGACACCAAGAAAGACGATAAGGATTATAACAAACCAGATGTCGAAGATGATGACGATCTTCCTGATCAACCAATGAAACCGGTTGATGTAGACGATATCAAAAAACAGAGTGATCATAAAGAGCATAAAGAAGAGCCTCAAAAACACAAGGATGATAAACGTCATATAAAGAAAATGAAGATCGGTAGAGGACGAAAACGTGCTTTGAATTAATATGAAAAAATCCGATCTTAAAAAATTGATTGAAGAAGTTAATAAAGAGGTGGAAAGAAACCCTCTATATGTTAAAGGATTTCGTCAAGGTGAAAAAGATGGATATGTCAAAGAAAAGGTTGACGTAAAAGATCAACCTGATATTTATCAGTTGGGATACAAGAGAGGTTATCAAGCTGGATTTTGGAGATTATACAGCGAAAAGTTGAACAAAGGATTAGCTGCCGCTGGAGAGTTCATGGGGGGTTTTGTAAACTTAAATCGTAGGTAAACGTTTTGGTAATAATTCATAAGAAGACACACCATTTCGGTGTGTTTTTTTATTTTCTCACTTGACATCCTATAAAAGAGTGGTATTGTATCTCAACAATGAAAACCCCGAATCTAATCAACATGGCAAATATAGACGTTACGAAAATGCTAGCGGATTGTTGGAGTCTAAAACCCAACGACCTGATTATTGACAAACTTAAATGGAAGTATATGGTATGGTCCGTATTGAGAGGAAAGAACATCCTCTTTGTTGGTCCCACTCGTTGTGGAAAAACTAAAGCCGCTCAAAGTGTTTCTGAAATATTTTCTGAAATTAAAACTGAAATTGTTGATGAAAACCAATTGGACGTTCTTAAATCCGATAGAAGCATTAAAATAGAAAAAATAGAGGAAGTTTCAGATGAAAAGTAGAGTTGGAATATACTTATATCTGTAATAGAAAGTATATTATGATGGTGATTTATAAAACTATAAACCTAATAAATGAAAAATATTATGTTGGAAAACAACAAAGATATACAAAGTCATATTTAGGTTCTGGTTCAGCACTAAAATCTGCCATAAAGAAATATGGAAGAAGAAATTTTAGGAAAGAAATCTTAGAAATTTGTAAATCAGAATCCGATTTGGAAAAAAAAGAATTGGAGTGGTTGGATAAACTAAACGCTATAAAGGATAAAAACTCGTATAATTTAGTAAGAGAAACATCGCCCAATAAACATAGAAGTTATACAGACCCAAAATATAGAAAACGATTGAGTAATTCTATTAAAAAAATATTTAACACTCCAGAATCACATATTCGGTTAAGCAAACAAAATAGAGGAAAAAACAACCCGATGTATGGTAAAAAAAGATCGAAAGAGTTTAAAAAAGTGGTTAGCAAAATCCATTCGGGAAAAGTAGTATCTGACGAAACCAGAGAAAAAATACGAAATAGTCGAATAGGAAGAAAAGCATCGTCTGAAACAAAAAACCGGATGAAAGAAAGCCAGCGCCATCGTTGGGATACTATAAAAGTAAAAATGATATTAAACAACAATCACATGTGGAGTTTCGACAATAGATATGATTTTATATCTTTTATAAAAGATTATAATAATTCTATACCAAAAGGAAAAGTAAGAGGGTCAGGTCCTAAAAGAATTAATTGGAAACGAGCAATAAAAAATGAATATGACTTCATAAAGGTACATAAAAATGAAAAAATATAAAGTTACATATAAAAAATATAATAGACCATTGTTTATTTTCAATTGCGGGTCTTCTCAAGACGCTCGAGCTACTTTAATAGGTAATACTTACTTTAAAAAAGACACAGGAACAATTCTCTGTAAATCTGAATTTGTTGAAGCAATACAAACACATAACGCAATCATCTTATTAGATGAACTAAGTAGAGGGCATCACGATTTTTGGAATATTTTACTTCCCACTATCGATCCGACACAACGGACTCTTAGGTTAGATGAGTCGGAGAATTCTGCCGTAATTCACGTCCTACCAGACGTAACGTTTATGGCTACGGCTAATGTTGGTAATGAATATACGTCAACAAAAGTTATGGATAAAGCTTTGACGGCCAGGTTCCCTACAATTATTGAAATGATTCCTTTGGAATATGAAGGAGAAATGGAGTTGTTGAAAATTAATCATCCAGATGTTCTTCAAGACGTTTTGGAAGGATTCATTTCTATCTGTCGTATTTCTGATGATACTAAAAAACAATGTAGGTTAGATAATCCAAGAATTACCACTTTCATTCCTACCGGAACTGTAGTCGAAATGGCCGAAATGCTTATCGACGGGTTTTCGTTAATGGATATCGCCCAATCTGTAATTTATCCGATGTATGACGATTCCGGCGGAGCCGAATCTGAACGGTTGTATGTTAAACAGATTGTTCAGAAATATCTTGATAACAAGTCAGGGGGCGTAAGTTCTCCAATCAACGATCCGTTAAATAAGGTTGGAACCTCGGGGAACAAGTTCAGTTTTTAATATGTCAAAAAAGGTTGAAAATTCGGAAACGTATTCCGATTTTTGGTTGGACGATGAGTTAATCAGCCAGTTTATTGGCGACGAAACTCAAGAATCCGAAGAGGGCGAAACGCCTTCTGCTCCGATGTTTTCGTTAGATTTGATTCAGTTAGCGGCATATCGAAAGGTGATATCCAATTTTGTATCCATTCTTACAAATAAAGATGTTCCGGTTAAATTCATTACTACAGGCAATAATTCCAGCGATGGAAATGTGGTATACCTCTCTTCCTCAATTAAAAAGAAAAAAGATTTTGATTGGAATGTTGGTCTATCTCTCCACGAGGCGGAACACATTGTAAAAAGTGATTGGGATATGGTTAAGAAATTTTATACCATCGTTCCACAACATCTTAAAGATAAAGCTAAAAAGAAAAATATCACCAATGAACAATTATGTCAGTTTTGTAAACACGTTTGGAATGTAATTGAGGATCGTTATATCGATATGTTGGTTTTTACGGATGCTCCTGGATATCGTGGGTATTATGAAGCGATGTATAATAAATTGTGGAATAGTAAATCTATATCGGATGGGTTAAAATCCAAATTATTTAGAATATCAAATTTGATTGGATATGAATTTCGTATCACAAATCTTACTAATGTTGATACCGAGGTTGATGCTCTTCCTGGGTTGAGGAAAATCGCCGAAACGATTGATATAACAAATATTTTAAGATTGAAAACTACTCAAGATAGGGTAGACGTTTCTTTTAAGGTTGTAGAAATTGTTTTGGATAATATTGGAAAACAGCCCGTTCAACCAACTGAAACTGATAAGATTATCAAAAAAATTAAGGATGTGGTGGGATCGCCTTCGCCAAGTGGAGGAACTGGTTCAGATGGTGATGAAGATGATGACGATAATAATAAAAACGATTCAGATTCAGGAGGAGATTCTACGGATGATGATGATGAAGACGATTCTAAAAATGGATCTTCTGGAGATAAAGAGGAAAAAGATGGAGAAGAAGATGGAAAAGGATCTGGAGATGATAAATCGTCAGATTCGGGGTCAGATAAATCAGATAACACATCCGATCCAACCAACCCAGGAAAAGACGATGACTTGTCTGACAAAAAAGTTAAAGCCATAAAAAAAGCGTTTGAACAGCAGTTAAATTTTCTTTTAAGAAATTACGACAAAGCCAAACAAACCGTATCCAAGGAATCGGCCGATTTGTTAGATATTATCGAAAAGGCTGGAATTACTTTAAGAATGGCTGGACATGGGTATTCTCAACCTGGAGAAGAAATTCGTGATGGTATTAATTGTATTGTAGTCAATAAGTTGACCAAAGAATTGATGGAAAGTGGGCATCACATTTTTCCACTGACCACTATAACCGTGGCCAACAAAACCCCCAATAAATCTTATGAGGATGCCGTAGTTAAAGGGTTTACAATGGGCAAGATGTTGGGTAAGAAACTACAAATTCGAAGTGAAACCAACATCACAAAGTATATTCGAAGAATGGCTGGAAAGATTGATAGACGATTGTTGGCTGGTATTGGCGCCGGGTTGGAAGATATCTTTTTCAAAATTAAAACGGACAAGTATAACAAGGCTCGTCTTCACATCTCCGTGGACGCTAGTGGATCAATGATGGATGACAACAAGTGGTGTCCAACCATGTCGTTGTTGGTTTCCATTTGTGTAGCATTTTCTATGGTGGAAAATTTGAAGATATCCGTGTCTTTCCGATCTACTCACAGAATGTCTACTGGAGTAGAATTACCTTATATTGTGTTGGCCTATGATTCTGATGTGGATAAAATATCAAAGATACGAAATTTGTTTCCATATCTAAAGGCTTCTGGCTGCACCCCCGAGGGGTTGGCGTTCGAATCCACGATGGATAGTTTTATCATCGGTAAGAAGTCGGATGGAACGGATGTCTATTTCCTTAACATATCTGATGGTGAACCATATTTTTTCCTGAATGGAATTATGAATAAAAGTCGAACCAATTTCTCATATCAAGGTCAAGGAGCGTGTCTTCACACCAAAAAGCAGATTGAAAAACTTCGGTCTGCTGGTATAAAGATATTAAGTTATTTTATAGAAAGTGCTGATAGCGGTATAGGATACAATTTATATGGTGTGTCTGGGATTCCCTATAAGGAAACATTATTCCAACAGTTTAGATTGATGTATGGAAAGGATGCTCAGTTCATTAACATTACCAACGTCTTCCAAATAGCGAAAACAATTAATGGTCTGTTTCTACAGAAATGAAAAAAAGATTTGACAACTTTATAGTTTGTGGTATAGTATATCACAAGTTCTAAAAAACAAAAAACAAAAGTAGAGGAATAAAAGTTATGAATGATAAACCAATAAGAAAAAATAAAACAAATCTAGTAGTTAACTGGCCAGCCACTGACCAATCGTTTACGATTAACGAACTGGCTGCGCTTAATGATAATTTCATCCAAATCACCCTTCGAGTCCGCGTCCAGAAGGCAATTGAGGAAAATCGGGTCGTTGCCATAGGCACCAAAAATCTCAAGAAGGGGCGCCCACAGTTGGTGTTTGCGTTGAGGCCGGTTTCTCAGGCCGCTTTGGAACATGCCAAGGCCAGCGGTGCTATTTTAGATGATCAGTCACGTTTGATCACAGTTATGGAAGTTCCTGCTTCTATGACCACGATTACTGTCAATGAGACAGTCAAGGCTACCGCAGTTGCGTAACAAGACACAGCATTGATGCCGTATATATGAGTGAAGAAAATAAGACAAATTTTGTTCGTATATACGGCATTTTTGACCAAGAAGAGAATACTATTGTGTATGTTAGTTTGAGTTATACGGATGTTGAAATTGAAATGACTTCTCTGAGTGAGGAACGTTTTGTTCCGTGTGAATTTGATATAGTCTTTTAAGGCGCAGGCTGTTTTTGGGACGTTGCCTTTTTGTCTCCGCTGTAAACTGCTTTTCTTTTAAATGATTGTCGGTCTACTGGATCTCTTTTATAATAAATCACCGTTACATTTTTAGATAATCGCCTCACTATTGATTCTACAAGATTTCGACTGCCGTATCCTACAGGAATATCAAACTCATCATCATATAAAGCGAATTCAGACGGCGACCTTTCAAAATGATGATATAACAATATTTCTGGGTTGATTCTTTTTAATCTCATGGTATATTACTCCCATATAAATATCTCTGAGATGAGATTTATCGATTTTTCATGATGGTCTGAGTTATGTATCGTAAATCGCTCGGAGAATAAATTATGAGTGAATATTTTGAAGAATTTTTTGACGGCCATGCTTTTGATTTTCAAGTGGAAAAACAAAAAGTTATAGATAATCTAAATTGGCTTAAATCTTTATCTGTTGAGGAATTTACTTTTTATAAGAAATGGGAAGAAATCCAAGAGTATGGTGACTTGATTGGCGATTCCAAACAAGTAAAAGCTCAGTTGTGGAGTCCATCAAATATAGACGATCCAGTTCAGACAATAAAAGAAATAGAAACACTTTCTCCAAGAGTGGTATACGTCGATACTCCTGAACTGCAAAAATCATGGTTAAATCTCCGTGTATTTTGCCATTCTGCTGATTACAATCAAGTTCCAGGAAGATATAGAAAATTTCTAATAATGGATGGAGATAGGTATCTTGGATTTCTCGCTGTGGGTAGTGATATTATCGCTACAGATGCTAGAGATAGTTGGATTGGATGGAATAAAGAAACCAGAGAAGGCGGCAAACTTACTTTTTCTGCTGTAGGTAGTACAATAGCTCCAACACAACCATTAGGATACAATTTTTTGGGTGGCAAACTATGCGCTCTATTGGTCACTTCACAAGTGGTCAGAGATAACTGGAAAAAATCATATGGGAATACTTTAACAGGAATGACCACCACTAGCCTATATGGATCTTTATCACAATATAACAATTTAAAATGGTGGCACAAATGCGGTCATTCAAAAGGCAAGGTTCTTATAAAACCAGATCAAAGATTTTATAAAATATGGCACGATTGGTTGAAGACAAATCGTTCCGAAGAATATATTAAAGCTATGACTCAGAAAGAAGGAGTTTCTGGCCCTGTTACTGGAGCCAAACTTCGTGTGTTGGATATGATATGTGATGTAGTGGGCATAAAAGTTTCTGATTATCAACACGGATATTCAAGAGGAATATTTTATTCTTGTTTTTATAATAATACAAAAGAATTTTTACGTGGAGAAATTAAAGAAAATGATTTAATAATAAAAGATATAATGAACGAAGAATGTATGTTAAGTTGGTGGAAAAATAAAGCCGTCGAAAGATATAAAAAACTTATTTTGGAAAAAAGAATAAAAATCGAAAAATTGTTTTATAATAAAATGTTTGGAATGAAATATACCAAAGCTAAAGAAATTTATTTTTCAGAAGTGGGTAGATAATATTCAACAAGAGTGTTATTTAATTCATTATTGAATATAATAACTTGATTTATTTTCAAGATGTGATAAGTTAAGTCATAAAGTGTGAAAAACACAAATTTGCAAGAAAGGAAAACTAAATATGGTTGCACGTAAAAATCGTAAGAATAGAACGGCGTTTGTCGGTAATGTTACTCCCGCTGGATTGGGTATTTTCTACTCCATCCCTCTTAAGGGAAACACCGATGTAGGTCAGAGACTCACTCTTAAGGTGGGTAGGAACAGAATCGATTTGACCGGCAGTCAGGTCCGAGCAGTTCAGCGAGTTATTACTCGCGCTCGTCGCCTCGCTTCCCGTTAATTCTAATAAAACAAAGGGTTATGACAAAAGGGGGCGGCAAACCGCCCTCTTCTTTTCATCTATGTTAACATCATATTGTATATTCATATTCATAGCAGTTGGAGTGTTAATTTGGTCAGTTATAAGATTAGAAAAACTTATAAACCAAATAAATAAACGGTTATATCGCATTGATAATGATATAAATACTTTACATTCTAACCAACGTGTAATAGATTCAAACGTAAGAAACATAAACGGTCAGATAACAAGGTATCTAAAACATGGGCAGAAAAAAGAAAATCGATCAGGAAATCTACGGGAAAACGTCCGACGAGAAATTCAAAACCAGAAAAGAAATATCGGAGAATAAGCCTAAATCTTTAGGGTTGTTCGATCATATCAAACATATCAGGACTATTCAAGATCCCGATTACTATAACAATCTTAACGACGAAGACAGAAAGTCATTCAACCACTTCATGATATTGAGAGCATTATCAATGAATCCTGCTCTCACCGATGATATATCGGTTCTTTTTAGATATTTTGATAAAATGCCTTCCAATCGGTTCTATACACTGTTGATTTCGTTAATTCCAGCGGATAAACGATTTTATCCGTGGGTCAAATCACAGAAAAAAGTAAATAAAGTCGTTGTAGAATTTATATCACAAAAGTTTGAAGTCTCTCCTCGTGAAGCCGAAGAATATCTATACATATTGTCCAATACGGAATCAGGACAAAAAGAGTTGTTCAAAATTTGTCAGGGGTTCGGTTTGACAGAAAAAGAAGTCAATAAACTTTTGTTGGAGAAAGAGTAGTTATGAAAAAAACAAAAATTATAGGAATTGGAGGGCTATCCAGGTCTGGAAAAGATACATTTGTAAAAGTAGCACATAATATTTTGAAACAGAATGGGTATGACACCTGCCATCTTGCTTTTGCTACAGCATTAAAGAATGAAATCCAACAGATGTTTAGAAATAACAATTTTAATTTAGATATTTGGACTGATGATACTGAAAGGAAGAAACGGCTCCGTGACCTTCTCGTATGGTGGGGTTGTATGAGAAGAGAGTTAGGTGACGGTAATTATTGGATAGATAGAATTCAAGAAAGATTTGAGTTGATACAGAGAACTTACTCTCAAGAAGTATTGGATAAATCTGTATTTTTTGTTTCTGACGTTCGTTTCCCCAATGAATCTAAGTGGATTCACGAAAAATGGGGCGGTTGGTTTATTCATGTAAAGAAATATTCTATGCGATATGATAACGTGCAAACGTTTGATGATGGAAATGTAGAACATTCAGACGCAATGCATCGAATGTATGATTCTGCACCCAACGAAGAAGAGGCTAAACAAGATCCTCTCATACAGGAACACGCTGATGATAAATTAGAGTTGGAAAATGTCATTGAAAGAGAAACTAGATTAGGTAATAAAATAACTGTCGCTGACTTGCCGAATAATACTTATCTATTGAATGAGGTAAGGTTATGTCTGGCGAAGGTTCCTCTTTTAAAAATTAAATAACGATACATAAAATTAAAAGAAAACAAATATCGGAAAATACTAAAAATTTAATATTGGATCTTTTTTGTAATAAAAAAATTGGTATAGTGAATATTTCTAAAGAATTATCTAAAATCGGAATAAATTACGGATCAAAAGCAATTAGAAATTTTCTAATAAGAAATAATGTGTATATAAAACAACAGAGGACAAAACAATGAAATTTTTTGATATACAAACCGAGGAGGAATATCCGATTTTTTTAGATGAATGTAATAATACTGAAAAAAATAAAAAATTTGCTTTTATTATTAATAAATATCATAGTTATAAAAAATTTAATCCTGGCCCGACAAGGCGAATACATTGGTTAATATATGAATCGGAAACGACAAAATTAATAGGAGCAATCGGATTGTCGAGTGCAACAATAGCAATAAAATGTAGAGATGATTATATTGGATGGAACAAAGAACAGAGAATAAAAAATTTGGGTATGATAGCTAATAATTCCAGGTTTTGTATAATACCAAATAAATCGATTCTAAAAAATATTGGAAGTATGATACTGAAACAATTGTCCATTGTAGGGTCAAAAAGATGGAAAGAAAAGTATGGCGGTATGTTATCTATGATAGAAACTTACGTACAAATTGAAAGAAATGATGAATATAATGAACATAAAGAAAGAAACGGATCTGTATACCGAGCATCCAATTGGATCGAAATTGGTCATACATCCGGAAATAGTATCCGAAAAGCCCCATTATCAAGTTGGAAAAAAGAATCGGGAATTCGTGGAGAGTTGGCAAGAAACAACCCAAAATTGGCGATGGAACGATATGGGTATGGGGGAAAGGAATATATAGTATCAAAATCACCAATTAAAATAATGTTCATAAAATCTTTAGTTTGGAATTGGAAAAAAATATTATTATCATAATTAGTAGATATTTATATTTATGATTCTATTGTCATCCATTATAGAAAAAGTTGATATCCAAAAGGCCGATGTAGTCAAAACAGGATTAGAAAAGAAATATGGGCCTGATATTGGACCAAACACTTTTGGAGTTGAATTAGAGTATGTTCTTCCTCCACAGGAAGAATTTGAAATGGAAGAACATCTTCATGATGTTGTTCGTTCTTTAATGTGGAAAGCTAGGAACGACGTTACTGCAAGAGATGATTATATTGATTGGGTTACTGATAAAAGAAGTAATATCAATAGAAGAATAAAATCCAGTGATGAATGGGATGATAGTTATGGTCCGATTGATCTGGATACGTGGGAAACTTTTAATCCTGAACCAGAACACGAAGATTATAGTGATGATAAAGAATATGATGACGCACATTCTACTTGGGATGATGCTTCATCCGATGTAAAAAAACAATATAGGAATTGGGAATTTGGTGAAAGGTATAATTATACGGAAGAATGGGCCGAATATATGATTGAGGCTGATCGGTGGGAAAGTTATATTGATACATCTGACATTGTAAAATCCACTACAGATATAGAAATTGAAGCGGCTTCCGATTATATACGAAAATATATACGTGATGGAGTAGTAAACGGAAACGCTACCAATACAGCATGGGGAGTTGGCCTGGATGGTGATCTTATGGAAATTAGAACTCCTCCTCTTTCTGGAAACGAAGATTCATTTAAAAAAGTAAGAATCGCTTTGAGTTTTTTGAATGACAAGGATACTCACGGAGGAACGTCTGCTCACGTTCATATAGGGGTTCCGGAAGATTTCGATGTGTTTGATATGATAGCCATGTCAGATTTAGTTGACGAAGAAAAAGTAAAACAAGCTGTAGGTGCAGATCGTCAGTTAGCTAAATATGCCGAAACAAATGAGGTTCTTCAAAGAAGTTTGGAAATAGCAATAAGAAAAATATTAACTCAAAATCAAGAAACAAAGCCTGTCAGTGAAGGTAAGTGGATAATGAGTCATGATACTTTGAAAAAATTTATTTTGTCGGTCATGGATAGATACAAGGGAACAAACATTCTTCCTGTAATGAAAGGAACTCATCTGACTATAGAATTTAGATATTTTTCATCCAATGTTAAAGAACACCCGAGTGTATTTGTTCAGTGGATCAAATACTTTTTACTTTTACCAAAAGTAGCCCAAGGAAGAAATAGGGTAACTTTAAACAAGGACAAAACCATTCCTATAGTTCTCACACGATTACCTGATAATAAAGTAAGGGTGGAGTTCGTTGTTCGTGGAACTCAACAAAAACCATCACCAATGCCTGGATTGCCTGCCAAAGATATACGAACTAAAAAAGATAAGGATGTTGTATGACATTGGGGGAATTGAAAAAATCGTTGAGTCGTTTCGGTGGGGATATGGATGATTGTGAAGTTTTGTTTATGTATAAACTTGGCGAAAAAATAGATTATGATTGTTTGGCTTTTGTAGCATATATTGATGAGAAAACTATGGGTGATGTATATATCGTTTTGGGTTCAATGAATGCAGCATTAGATCAGTTGAAAAAAGGAAACTTGAAAAATCAGAGTGGCATATCGTTGACATCTGAGGGATATAATGTATAAAATTTTTCACCGGTTTAATGTTTTTAAGTGTTTACCTTCATTGTAAAAAATAATACATCCGTCTACTACTTTTTTGAATATTTCATTTTTTATGGGGGGTAAAGACTGAACGGAGTGGACGTATAATGTTTGGCATCTATTTAATTTGCTCTTTTTAAATTCTTCATCATCACAATTACATAATCTTGCGTATTCATCCATACAAGAACAAAAACTTGAAACGGTAGGAGTAGAGTTAGATAGCCCTGCTGATTTTATCAGTTGATTAAATTGAGTTATTCCGTTAATGACCATATAATTGAGTGGTTATTAAATATATCAATAGTGAGAGTATAAACATTACGGGAATAAATATGATATTACTAAATAATAAACACGTTATAATCGATAACCACACATCTAAACAAATCGGACACGTCACTAATCTAACAAAAAAATTATCGTGTTTCATCCGAAGAAATTGTTGATAAGATATAGTAATATCTTGTTGTTGTTTATATTCTTTATATTCTATAATTTTTAATAATTTACAAAGAGTTCTGTTTAGTTGAGTATATTCTATAAACGCATCCGTTTTGAACCATATAATCATCACCATTGATATTAAACATGTTAATGTAAAAAAAATCATAAACGAATAAGTTCTATATCTAACGGAGGATTTTTAACAACAACGTTTTCTTCTATAACATTTTGAATTCGATTTACTTTGATTTTTATTCCTTCACAGTCGAATTCATCTCCAGGAGTCAATTCGTCTTTATAACTGTGAATAATATCATTCATTTGTTGGAGATATTTGTAAAGTTCCGGTGTCATAGTATTCATATCTATTTCTAAAACAATATCATCTTCTACAGGTGCATCGGAGAAAATATCTTCTACATTCCATACTCTATAGTATTTTCCAAATTCTGCCCATTGTTTGTCAGATATATTGAGTATTTCATTTGCAGGATTGTGTAGTTTTTGGTAACGGTCTTTAGCCATCTGACGAGTTTGAGGTTCATCGATAAATATTTTTTCAAATAAATGATACATACTAAAAATGCCCGTAGCCTGAACAGGCATACAATTTTTGAGATTCACAGATATGTTGTATTTGTAATTTGTCTGTGGGTCATCTACGGCTTCATGTTTGAACCGTTTCCACTTTCTTAGAAACCTCTGCATCTCAACTTGATCAGCCACAGATTGAAGTTGTGTTCTTCTTTGATTTTCAGGTTTCCACCATTCCTTTCCACGGGAAGATGTGCAAGTAAAATGATAAACAATAGCCGACCAACATTGTTTCATTTTTAATCCTTGCAGACAGAATCTATATAATAAATCCGAATCCTCCCTCGATCTTCTAAACAGTGTATCATGACCTCCGATACTCACCCAATTCTTTTTATATAAAGTAAAAGGAGCGAACCAATAATCTGTGATTCTATCGGTTTTTTTAGACTCAGCAAATCGAGTAAAGACATCTAAATCAAACTTTTGGGGATCTAAGCCAAAATCGTGAGTAATCTTCTCTGGAGAAGGGGGATGCAATGGAGGTTCAATTCGGGTGGATGATATGATATTGTGTTCATTCAGGTGTTTAAGAACTTCCAAATCATATTGATGACATATCACTTGATCTGACTGAAGATAGCTTACAATCTCATGAGTAGCCATTTCAAACATGAGATTTATATTTCGGGCATATCCTAATGGTATTGGAAGAGGATTGACAACGATTTTAAGGTTTGGGAAGATTTCTTTTTGAGTTTTTAGAAATCCGACAGTATCTTGATTGTCATTTTCTACGTAAACTAGAATTTCGTGATCTTTTCGACAAAGATTCTGATTTAACGAGCGGAATAAAAGTTCAACGTGAAAACGTTCATTAATTGAGGTATTTATACAGAAACTAATTTGTGAAATCATTTTCTTTTTTCGTTCTAATAATGTACCAATTTCGTCATTTTTCATATCATCATGCTTTCATACATTTCAAGTATGCCATTTTCTAATCCTGTTAGTGGTAAATTGAGTGTTGATAACATCGACCCATTCCCTGTATATGGCATCCCCCACCCGCCAGTTTCTATATGTATTTTTAGATTTGGTTTTCCTACTATAAAAGCGATGCTTGTAGCTATATCAGATAATCTATATTTACTCATATAAGATAAATTTAAAGATTTATAGTTATAATCTACGACATTAGATACCGTCGTCATTATGTATTGTATAACTTTATATACGTCATTTATAAAAAAATAATCCATAAATTTATCTTGATGAATAACCATGTATTCTCCATTGATGGCTCGTTGTACGTTATTTTTTATTAATCTAAAATTTTCTTCGAGAGGACCAAAACAACCGAATAATCTTAAATTTATAACATTATAAGTTTCTTCATATATTCTTCTACATATAATATTTTTAGCTAATCCATAAGCATCGATGGGATGTTTCTTGAATATATTTTCTTCACAAACTCTGAGTATTGGAAATCTTCTATCAAATTCTGCCCCCGATCCGAAAGTAAATAATAACCTATATGATTCTTTGTTGTTTAACAAATTTTCAAACATTAATAGATTAGTTTGAAGGTTTTCGTATGATTCTGAATCGGTTCTGTTTCCTCCTTTAACAGCGGTATGTATGACTATATCTACTGTGTTTTTCTTAAAAAATTCATCTACTTGATATTTATTAGAAACATCTAATTCTTGATGAGTAGGAGAATACACGTCATATCCTTCCAGCCTAAACATAGGAGTTAAACTTCGGGCGATAAATCCTTTCCCTCCCGTAATTAAAACATCGTAGTGCATTATTTTTTAAGATTTAGATATGCTGGTTGTTTATTATACAGAAATGTATCGTAATATGATAATAATGCTCTGTCTGTGTCGGGTTTGTAAATTTGTAATCCATTAACACACATACATACATCAACATCCTCCTCCGCCCAGTGTGTGAATCCTAGATATCCATAATCTTTATCCCTACCTCCACCAACAAGTTTAACCGGAATTTTATCATGACCAAGATAATTTCTGATAAATTCAAATGGACGATAAAGAAGAAATGAGGTGATGGAATAACAGACAACAATTTTACCTTCCATCGTCATTCCTACAGCCATACCAATCATAAGTTGTTCAGAAGATAAAACATTAAAAAATCTATTAGTATGTGTATTTCGAATTTTATCTAATAATCCATATCCTAAATCTCCTGTCAAAACAACTATATTATCATCTTTTTCCATTGTTTTACATAAATAATCAAAAAATAATTTTCTCATACTAACATCTCCAATGCCTGTTTATAATCTTCTTCTGACATTATTTTGTAATGAGCGTTCAACCCTTTAAGAAATGGAAACGTTTCAACGGAAGTCTTACATATGGCTATTTGTGGTAAAAATGATACTAATCTAACAGTTAGATAATCAGCATCAATTTCATCATAAGCGGCATATCCGTTTATATTAACATACACATGAATATTTTCAATCTTGTGATCGTGAATAAATCTTAACGCTTCCCATATACATCCTTCTGCACATTCTCCATCACTTATTAATACATAAACATGACCATTTTTATTGGATAGTGCTCTACCGACTGCTACTGTTATTCCCATGCCTAAACTTCCAGTTGAACAATAAATTTTATCGTTTTCGTTATAATGTGGATGCCCTCCATGACGAAGAAACAATTCTTCGGCGTTAATTCCATCATATTTTTCTAATACAACATATTGAGCCAGAGCGGCGTGCCCACTTGATAGAATAAAAATATCTTCTGGCTGTTTTACTCTAAAAATACGATCAATAATATCAACCGAAGAAAAAAAACTCCCTAAATGTCCCAATTTGTGTTTGTATGCAATCTCAACGATTCGTTTTTTAAGATCTTTATTGTTCATGGTTTACTGTGAGTATACCACTTTTACCGCTAGGTTTCAAGATTTTATATTTTTCTAATGATCTAGCTATCCCAGCATTAACATCACCGTTCCATAAATCATCAAATATTATTATTCCTTTTTTATTACCTATACATAATACAGATAACTCCACGTCTATATCTATATCTTTTTCATGATGAGATCCATCGACATAAACAACAGAGATGTTTAGTTTGTTAAGATCGAATAAATCTTTTTCGAGATCGGTTTTGTTATTACCTGAATCTTTAACTTTTTGTAAAAATAATTCGGAAACACAATCAAACAATTTTATGTTTGGGCATATAGATATATTGTGAATACAATTTTCTTTTTGAGTAGGTAACGGAGTACCCCTTTCATGATAGGTATGTCCATCATCAATAAAAGGATCTATCCCGATTACTGTTACGTTTGGGTTGTTTAACGCTATGCTACACATAGTTACTCCATCATACACGCCTATTTCAAGATAGTTTCCTGGACAAATTTTTAAATAATTCGTTACATCCAACACAATCCCGTGGTGGCTACAAAGTAAAGAATTCCCCTTCAATAATTCAATTGGATCAGACATTTTATTTAAATAACTCTCTTTCTGTTTTTACATTCTTCGCTACAATAATCTTCTGTGGATGGAATGGTGGTTCTACACCATATACAATAATCTGTATGTTCGTCTACCCAACGATCAATTAATTTTAATGTTCGTTTTAGATCGTCAATATCTTCTTGTGTTTTTGGGGCAAAAATTTTAATCCGAACATCGGATACGTTGTTTTCAAATTCATTTTTCATACGATTACCAAATAAAATTATCTCTGTAATATTGTATTACACTTGGTAATTCTTTGTCAAATTCACAAGTTATTTTCCATCCTAATGATTTTAGTTTGTTACTATCTATACTATAACGAACATCTTGCCCACTTCTTGTGTAAGAAAAATCACATATTTCTTCCATATTGTTATTATTCAAACCATTGTCTTTTGATTGGAATGAAAAAAATCCATTCTCATCTTTGTAATTTATAAGAATACAATTATTGCCATAAATATTTACCCTAGAATCGGGAATTTGTGAGTCGATTTTTCTTTCAATATTGTGTTTTCCTTTTATACCAAGGATTTTTGCGATTTTTGCTACAACTCTCCAATTTTCTATTTCATAATCTCCAGCAATATTATAAATTTCATTTAATTTTCCTTTTTCTACAACAGTTAATATGCCATCAACACAATCATTTATGTGAAGCCATGTTCTGATAGGCAAACCAAGATTATGAAGTGAAATTTTTTTACCAAGAATTAAATTTCGACATGTTTTAGGAATTAGTTTTTCAGAATTTTGACGCGTTCCCCAAGTATTTGTAGCTCTTCCTATTTTATATTTAATATCATATGTTCTAGCGTAAGATTTTACTAATAAATCTGCACTAGCTTTTGAAAAAGAATATGGATTGCTTGGATTATAATTATCCGTTTCTACATGAGACCCGATTCCGATAGCATCTCCATAAATTTCATCAGTAGACATTTGATAAAAAAGAGGTCGAATTTTTTTGTGACGAATAATTTCTAATAAATTATGAACGCCATTTATGTTAGATTTTAAAAATTCATTACTGTTTTCTATACTATTATCAACATGAGATTCTGCACAAATATTAAATAATATATCTAAGTCTGGAAGATGTTTTATATCATTAATATCTTTATGTTCGAATTTAAATTGTTTATTATATTTAATTTTAAATTCATCCATTAATTTTGGATAAGAACAATAGGATAATTTATCTACACCATATACATACCACCCCATTGCTAAGCATTTTTCTGTCAAATGACTTCCAATAAACCCAGCACATCCAGTTATCATGCAAATTTTTATATCATTCATACATTTTCCATCCTCCAACCGAATTAAATTTTCTTTTAATTAATTGCCCTAAATTTCCTTGATTTAATTTGTATTTTGTTCTTAAATTATATTGAGTAGATTCTTCGATTCCATGTTTAGGGTGAATAAATTTATACACGTTATTGTCATATTGTGAATGTTTTTCTCCACGTTGTGCATTACTCATTTTTAATCGGGCTTCTATAGAATGAGTTTTTCCTTTTAATTTTTTACTCATTTTTAATTTGGTTTCGTCTGAAAGACGTTTTCCAAAAAGATGATTCTTTTTACCTTTACATGCATTACTCATTTTTATTAAAGTTTCAGTTGAAAACATTCTTCCTTTAAGTGAATTTCCTATTTTAATTTTTGTTTTTTCGGGAAGACGTTTTCGAAAATGAGGATGATTACTTCCTTTTTTTGCTATACTCATTTTCATTCGTGTTTCTGGTGAACGAGTTAATCCTCTACTTGGGCAAATTGAGTTGTATCCTATATTATAAGATTTGAATGGAAACATTTTACACCAATCCAAATAATATTGCTCTACCTCTTGTAATTGTTTTGATGATAATTTCTCTTCTATTTTAAATATAAACCCATCCTCTCCATATTTATTCCAAGCATTTTGAAGATATAAATTTTTATGTTTATTGTTTTTTAATTCGTTTTTATGATTGATAAATCTACGAGTTATATCGGAAGATGAACCGTAATATACTTTTTCATTATTTATATTTGTTATGCTATAAATTCCTGATGTTTTTATTTTTTTCATAACTTATAGATAACCTTTCTCTTTCAAATACATATCAACCCGATCCAGGAAAGGTTGAGGTTTTCCTTTTCCTTGTGTATGTCCTATGAAGTGAGAAATTTTAGATGAAAGACACAAACCCCAACCGCCCATTCCATCTTGTTCGTTTATTTTTCCAAATACTGGGTGTGGCCCCCACGACCAATTTGGAACTACATAGTATTCTTTTTCATTCAAAATGTGAGGGTGTTTTCTAGATCTAGCTACATTCATTAAACTACAAAACGATTGTTGTTGAGTTTCCAATGCCGTTCTTTGTTCCCCCCATATTTCATTTCCATCCGACCCGATAATACCAGAATAATCAAATAATGATAATAATGAAACGAATCTGTCTGTAGACAACCAATCATCATATATTACCAAATCTATACCTTCAAATCCAGAATTAAACCCTAACAGATTTGGATTTCTATATTTGTAAATATTAACAAATTTTTCTCCATACGAAGACGATAATCGTTGAAAACATACTTTATCACAATTTTGATTGAATGGTTCATATATTAAAATAGGAACCTCATCTATTAACAATTGTAAAACGTCTTTAAAGTCGGTGTTAATTAGAATATCGTCGTCATAAATCAAATAATAACTTTTTAACAAAACTCGTCTCAAATAATGAGGAAGTAAAATGTGATAAATATTATAGAAATTATCAAATCGTTTAATATCCTTATCACTAACTCCATATGCTATTCTGCAATAATCATTAAGATAACTTCTAGTATACGGAGTAATATCAAATCCGTAGTTATCTATTAGATCAGACCATTTACTTTTTTCTTCTTTTCCCTCGTTATCCCATAAGATATGAAATTCTGGTTCACAATCCATTTCCGATTCTAACATTTTGGTATGAATCTGATGTAAGGCAAAAAACGCCTGTTTGGTTTTATCCCTCATCAAGTTTGCGACCACAACTTTGTTTTTCATTTTATTACCTTCCAGTTTGGATCGTTATAAGCGTCTCCCCATTCTACGATGATTGTAGATTTTCCGTCTTCTCTTTCATACGCCCGGCGATATGAGTTAAAAATTTGTTCAGGTGTATCTAACCTAACAACAATAATGTTTCTACACATTAGTTCAAATACATCTGTAAAATCTCCTGTATGTTGATGGAGTGGAAAAAGTGGTTTTTCAGCTCCTATCGACGTTCTTATAATTATTTTTGTTTTATAGGGTTCAGCACCCATCAGATGTAATTTATCAATATGATTTACTATATGATTTGTTGCCAATAACAGAAAGTTCCATCGTGGATATATACTTATAGGAACCGTACCGCCCAAAGCCAGACCAATGCTCATGCCCATTTGTAAATCTTCCGCAACAGGCATTTCCAATTTCTTTTCAATAGGAACATCTTTCAATGTATTTGTCATAGCAGTTCCTTTATACTCAACTGCTTGACCTAAAAATAATGTATCCGGCTTTTCTCCCAACCACGTCATTGTCCTTGTTAGTTCTTCGGCATATTTCATAATTAAAATTGTATTCGTTTTCCCGTCCCGGCATGAGAATATTTATCTAAATTATACCAATAATACCACAAATTTGACGACACTTTTATTATTTTATCGTTAATTTTTTCTGGTTCGTATGATAATTTGTTTGTGTTCCATGCCGCGTATGTATCAGTACAAACACTCTTTCCATTATTTTCAATTACATATGTAATAGGTAAACCGAAATTAGTAGCATATTTATAATTTTCATGAAAACACCCACTTTCAGAAGTCATGTCCCCGATAAAACACCAAACGTGGTTAGACATTTTTTTTCTCTTAATATCTAATGCTGTTCCGTTAGAAATAGGAATAATACCCCCAACAATAGAAGAAGAAAATATTTTATATTGAGGATAACAGAGTGCCATAGATCTTCCATCAATAATATCTTTTTTAAGAACATCCCAGGGAACACCCTTTAATAATACGTGATAGTGTGATCTCCACGAACAAAATATATAATCATCGTCATTTATATGAGAAAAAATTTCTATTAATTGGTTTTCATTATTACATGATAAATGGATAACGGAACGAATCGTTTTATTTTCGAAACAATAGGCAATTTCATCCTCAAATTTAATTAAGTCTTCTTTTGTATATTTTCGTATCATATAATAGTGTTAAAGTTCATATACATATGTGTTTGGTTTTTCATAATCGTCTAAATTCTTTTTTGGGTTTATTTCATATGCTAATTTTTGTAATTTTCTAAGTTCATCTATGGACAATTTATCACTATCCATCACTCCTGGATGTTGTTTTCCATAATCATCCCAGTTGTTCGTCAGAATTTTAAGTCCGTATTCGTGATTTTCTGCTTGTTTCCTTAATAATGTTCCAGGATAAGGACAAGCAATAGGAAATGATGTCGAATATATATCCAAACTTTTTGCATAATAGATATTTCTCATTGCAGAATCGTATGTTTCTCCTGGTAATCCTAAAATGAAACATCCTACAGAAATTATGTCTGCATCTTTTGCCCACTTAACTGCTTGTTTGGCCTCTTCTGCAACAACTCGTTTTCCCATTATTTTTAACATTTCGTCATCGCCATGTTCAAATCCGAAGAAAATATAATAACACCCAGATTTTCTCATAAGTTTAAATAATTCTGGAGTTACAGTATCAACTCTTGTTGAACATGACCATTTTAGTTTCTTGTTTATACCTTTATCTATCATGGTTGTAAACAATTTTTCGTTCCATGTAGGATTGACCGTGAATGTTTCATCTAATACAGTCAATGCTTCGCATCCAAAATCCACTATATTTCTTTCCATTTCAGCTATAACAGATTCTACCGATCTTGAAATTCTCCTTTTACCGAACATTCTTGAACAAAAATTGCAGGTAAAAGGACACCCTCTGCTCGTCACGATAGGTAATTCCAACTTTGTTCTGTGTGGATCTGAACCAGGATATTTTGATAAATCAAATTCTTCCCAAGCTGGAAATGGTATTGAATCCAAATCGAGAAGTTTGTTATTGACGGTTTTACTTAACTTTCTGGTTATAATTCCTGGTATTACACTTAAATCGTTTAAGTTATTTAAAATTTTTGGGAACAAGTTTTCAGATTCTCCACATACAACAAAATCGAATGTGGAAAATTCAGAAAGAGTTTCAAATGGTATAGCGGTAGTATGCGGCCCGCCGACACCTATCACAATATCTGGAAAATTTTCTTTTATTTTTTCTGCTACATACGCGGCAGATTTTATTTGAACTGTGAAAGCTGTAAAACCAACAACGGTTGGATGTGTATCCTTGATAATTTTTAATATGCCATCAACATCTATTTCGTAAGCGGCCATGTCAACATATTTAGTGTTGATGTTTTCTTTTTTTGATATAGCTAACAAATATCCCATGCCCATATGTGGTGGTTGTTGTCGTTGAATTTTTTCATCGACTTTCATTTTGTCTTTACGAAGTCGTTCTGAATTTAAGTTTGCACAAGGATTAATTAATAAAAAATCTAGTTTCATACTATTTTTCTGTAATAATCTAATAGAAACTGAACGCTATCAGACAATTTATATTTTGGTTTCCACGATGTTTTATTTACAAATTTATCTATGTTTGGAATTTGCATGGTCACGTCCACGGGCCTTAATAACTTTGGATCTTGTTCGTGAGGAACGTCAGGCAATATAGAATAAGATAATAATTCTTTAAGAAAATCTCCAACGGTCAACACGTCGGTGCCTCCTATATTGTATTCTTCTCCATAATTACACATATTGGCCGAAACCCAATATGCGTCGGCAGTATCTCTGACATCCATTAGTGTTCTTGTTGAATCCAAATTTCCGTATGTAATTTTATCGCGTTTTCCCTTCTCAACTTCGACTAATTGTCTGGCAAATGCACTCGAAAAAATATCCGGTCTTCTGGGGTTGATATATGTAAATGCTCTTGTAATTACACATTTTATTCCATACGAACAATAGTAAGATTTGACCAACTTCTCTTGAGTCAGTTTACTAATAGCATATACATTGACGGGATCTAATCTGTGGGTTTCTACAATGGGTGTATCCTCTTTTCTTACTTGTCCGTAAACCTCCGAAGTTCCGGCATAGTGAACAATCGTCGGTAATTTCAATATTCTAATGGCTTCTAATAAGTTGATGGTGGAATCCACGTTGTTTTTCAATACGGCAATGGGATTGACGAAACACAATCTTACATTGGCGTGAGAAGCCATATGAAAAATATAATCGGGCCGAACTTCGTCTAAAACTCTGATGGTAGAACTTAAGTCGGTCAAATCACATTCATGAAGAAATATTCCATCCTTAATATTTTCAAGATTTTTATTTGACCCGTTGGTGTGCCATCTGGCTATTCCATGAACTTCCATATTAGGAACATCAACCAAATATTCCGCCATATAACTGGGACCGCTTCCGTTTATACCTGTTATTAGTGATTTCATGTTATGTATTTTCGGATTTTAAAGTTCCGTCTTCGTTAATTTCATCATATGGCGGAATGGTAAATTCTGCTAACACATCAGAGATTGGAGGAGGGTCAAATATGTTTCCTACTACTTTAGTAAAGGTTGATATTAAACTTCCATCGATATTTCCATCTTTATACCTCAATGTTATTAAAGGTATATTGATACCTCCATCTGACAAAATTCTAAAAGAAACGAGCGTATCACAAAATATAACTTTCCCTTTCTCACCATCGTTATAAATTGTTTCAACAATATCTCCTTCATATACATCAACACCGTTGGAATCTTTGATACCGGTATATTGTTGAACAGAAATTGATTTGTTGTTCGTTAGATCTTCCAAAAAAGAATTGAGTGTTGCAGATTTGGGGTCGCCAAGATTCTCCAAAAACAAATCATTAACCCATTTATTCAACGAATGGGACCACACTCTAAATTTAAACTTTCTACTCATAAATTTTTCATAAACCTTTCCAAAACTTCTCCGATATAATCAATTTGTTCTTTAAGAAGAACCGGGCTCGTCCCCAAGAAAAACGTGTCGGTAGTGACTTTAGTAGCATTAGGATACTTATCTTTAGGTATATTGTATGCTGCTTCTTCCAGACCGGCATATGCTGGTTGAAGTAATAGATTACCACCAAAATAATTTCTTGTCTGTATTTTATTATCCTCAAAAAATTGGCAAATATCCGATCTCTTGAACGTAACACCGTCTTTAATAGTCAAAGGAAATGCAAACCAACTTGGCTTGGCTTTTTCTGTCGCTCTTGGAAGAATAAAACGATCCTCGTATGGTAGAAACTTTTCCATCAACCATTCATAATTCTGTATTCTTCTGGCATGGATTTCAGGCAATCGTTCGATCTGCTCTAATCCGATAGAACACTGTAGTTCAATAGGCTTTAAGTTATAACCAATTTCTTCATACACATATTTGTGGTCAAACACATAATCTGGCATAGATGGTAGCCAATTGGAAAATCTTTTCTTACACATACCACATTTGAGAAGATTTTGTTTCTTTCCTACACAATAACATCCTCTACCCCACTCTCTCAAACTTCTAACTATGGTTTCCTGTTCTTTTGTTCTACAGGCCACAAAACCTCCTTCTCCCATTGTAATGTGATGAGCCGGATAAAATGAACAGGTAGCCAGTTCTCCGAAACTACCCAACAGTTTTCCGTCATATGTAGTTCCAAGAGCATCACAACAATCTTCCAATAGAATCAACTTGTATTCCTTTACAAGATTCATCAACTTATCCATGTTGGGTGGGTTAGCTAATACATGAGCGAATGTGATGGCTCGTATATCTTCATGTCTTTCCAAAGCGCTTTCTACACGATCAACATCAAGGTTTAGATTATCCAATTGAATATCTACAAAAACTGGCTTAAAACCAAATTGGAGTAGTGGATTGAGTGTAGTAGGAAATCCTGCTACAGGAGTTAAAATTTTCGTTCCTTTCGGAAAATTATACAACCTTCTTGAAGTTAATGCTGCCATCATAAGAAGGTTAGCACTTGAACCGCTATTCGTGACGATGCCGTATTCCTTACCTAACAATGGAGGAAACTTCCGCTCAAATTCCATTGCTTCTTCTCCGAGAACCAACCACCCTTTAAGAAATGTATCTATAGCTCTGATATATTCTTTTGAAGAAAGATATGGTCCAGAATATTGAACCCAATCTTCTCCTGGTTTCCAAGTTTTAGAAGATTGTTTTTCTTCTACGTATTCTTGGACAAGACGAAGGATTTGTTGTAACTTTTCTTCCATAACAATGACTAATATACAGTATAAAACCTGAAAGTCAATTTTTTATTTATTTGAATCTCCTAAAGCGTCTCTTTCTGATAAAATAGGCACAATAGGTAAATAAATATCAAGATCATTCCATCGAATTGTTATTTGTTTTCCTTTTCCACTATAATATTCAGTCTGTTTGTAAGAAAACACACAAAACTCTGACAAACAAAGATGCCCGTTAACAAAACCAGCTGGAACTAAAATTTGTAATTTATTAGAGTCATTAATTGTAAATTTTTCATGTTTTTTATAATTTGGAGAATCCTTTCTCATGTCGGCCACAATCAACAAAATTTCCCCCTTTAAACACTGTATCAATTTCCATGTTTTACTATCACCATGAAGACCACGAAAGACATTCTGCCGGGAAATAGAAACATCATCCTGAATAAATCTTAGAGGTTTTCCGTCGAAATCAGTTAAAATAGAATACTTTTCTTCGTTGAAAGTTTCTACATAAGTTCCTCTAAAATCATAAAAAATTTCTGGCTGAATGATTTTTACTTCCCAGAGTATTTTACTGCTTTCAATGTTCATAATTTTTTCAAATGTTGTACGTTAAAATAAACTGAATCGTGAGGGTTGACCACACGTTTTTTGTTTATTATAAAATATATCTCTTCTGCGCCGTTTTCAACAGTATATATAGGTGTCCATCCAAGATTTTGATACTTATCAAAGTTAATTTTGTAGTTTCTAGAATCTTCAAATTCCTTTTCGGTCAATTTTATTTCTACATTTGGAATGGCTAACGCTATTTTTTCAGCCACATTTCTGATGGTATAGTTAGCATATGTCAAATTAAACACCCCACGAATATTGTTTTGAAGACCAAATAAAATCGCTCGGCTAACATCTCTCACATGCAGTATTGGCCTCCACTGTTCGCCCCCAAAAACTGAAAGACATTTTTCGGTGGCTGCTTTGTATGCCAAATAATTGACTATCAAATCCAAACGGAGCCTTGTAAAGAAATCCCCCAACCCAAACAATGTTCCCAATCTAAAAACAAGATGGTTTGAGTGGTTTTTTGTAATGTATTGTTCGGCTTCTAATTTGGTTTCCCCGTATAATGAAATGGGATTGGTAGGAGAAGTTTCATCCAACATCCCCTCATTAATGCCGTAAACGGAACAAGTAGAAGTAAATACAATCTTTCCTTTATAATTATCTACTAACCATTTGACCGTATTAACATTGACTTCTCGGGTCAATGTGGGATTTACATCACATGCTTCGGCACCAACTATAGCTGGCAACCATACGACAATATCATATTCGTTTATATTATTAAACGTTTTTGGATCTCTTACATCACCGTTGATGAACCTAATTGGCTTCATATATCTGGTTTCATATAGAAGGTTATCTATTACGGTCACTTCATGGTTGTTATCAGTAAATAAATCTGTAAGATAACCACCAACATATCCTGCACCACCAGCTATCAATATTTTCATAATTTTAATTTGTTATAATTTTTTGATAAAACATCAAACGTTCGTTTCAATATATCGGAACTAGAATCTACTTTAGATCCACCGGTATATATTATTTTTATACCTAATCTATTACATGTTTCTTTTTCTTTTAAGGATGAATTGTTTTCTGTTCTATCTCCACCATTACAAAAAATGTGTGGATTTATCTTTTCTAATGTTTTTGACACAGACCTATCCGAATCTATTGATATAACAACTTCATCGACTCCTTTTATATTTGAAACTATATATGCTCTATTTTTTTCATTTATTACTGAAGGTGTCGATTTTAATTTTGCTTGTTGATCGGAATTTATTATAGCTATTAAATATCCGCCAAGTTTCTTAGCATTTCTTATATAATCTATATGTCCGGCATGTAAAATTTGAAAATATCCACTAATAGCTACATTTATAGTAAATTTTTTAGTAATTTTTTTACAAATATCTAATAATCTCTCTTGAGACATTTTAAATTTTAACATATTTATATCTTTATGAACCCACTGAATATTGTCTGTTGTATATCCTCTGTGATTATCTATTCTATCTAAAGATGATATTCCTTTTTTACTTCTTGTTGAGAAATATAAATCTTCTCCTGTTAAATTACACTTTCCACTTTGCCATAAAAATTGTTTATTCATATCTTCCATCGAGACAGAAAAATTTATATTTCTTAAAAATGCGCCGCGCCTTATTGAAGTATAATAATTTTTAGTAATATATCCAATTCCTTTAAAATTTTTGTGTGTTATATTTATGTATTTTGGAGGCAATCCGACTTTTTTGGATTCATGAGTATTAAAATGTATCTTTATACACGAATTTATAAAGCCGGAATCATTTTTATTATTTTTCATTAGATTTATATCTTTATGAACCCACTGTACATTATTTTTTACGTATCCTTTAGATGAATTTATTCTGTCTAAAGATGCTGTTTTGTCTATAAAAGATAACGGCTCATCAACAAAGAAACATTTCTTGTTTTGTTTATTATACAATTTTTCTAAATAATTAATAGAAATATTAAATTTTAAATTTCTTGTTTTGGCATTTCGTTTTATTGAATTAAAATAATCCATTGGAATTATTTCCCCCCCTTTCCATTTAGGATTGTTTGGACCAATTATATTTCTTGAACAACATTTATGACAGTTTTTTGTATGTAAAATATTACTTTTAGTTGTTATATAAATATTATTACAATTACAATTGAGACATTTAACTTTATATTTAGAATGAATATTTTTCTTTGATTCTACACATTCTATTATTAATCTATCGTTCAATATCTTTCCGGATAAATTTTCTCGTATTCTCATATAAATTAAATATTTATGACTATTCTAAAAATTAAATTTATCATATCTAAAAGATTAGAATATTCAGATACAATTTTTACTTTCATAAGTTTAATGTTGGTTCAAAATAAACATGAGTCACTCCGTTAAATTCTAATTTAACATCTAACACGTTTTTATTGAAAATTTCTTTAGCTTTTTCTTTTACTTTGGGGTCACATATACCCAATACAAATCCACATCCTCCACTTCCCAGTAATTTTACTCCATAAGCACCAATAGTCAATAATTTTTCAGCAATCTCGTTAATTTTATTGTTGCTTATTAGAGATGAAATTTTCTGTTTTTCTTTCCACGATTCTAATAGGAGAGTTCCTATTTCTTTCAAATCTTCTTTTAAAAATGAATTATATGCTGTTTTCGATAACTCCAATATCTTAGTTTTGTCTTTATTATCGTGAGATTTAGCTATTTCTCCAGAATCGGTTCGTTGGTCGTTAGTATAAACTAAAATCAAAGAATCTTCAAATAGTTTTTTAAACTCATATGAAACAGGCAATGGCCGAACGAAAAACTCTCCGTTAGTAGTAATTTCAATTGAATTTAACCCCCCATATGATGCCCATATTTGATCTTGGATGCCTCCTGGCTCTTTGAGTATTTCTCTTTCAATACAAATGGCTTCTGTTGCAATTTTCTTTTTGTTTATGTTTAATCGATATTCTTTCCATAACGCATATAAAATAGACACACAAAACGTAGATGATCCTCCCAATCCTGTTCGTGATGGAATATCAGAAAACATGTGTATGTCAACAGAAGTTTGGTCCGGGCCACTATAACGTTTAAGAATTTCTCTTATTAGAGGATGTTTAATGTCTTTTATATCGGACACTACCTCTTGTTTAGAGTAAGATATAACAGACATATCGGATACTATGCTCGGCCTGAATCTGAAAGACGTGTAAATATATTTGTCTATGGTGGTGCCTATCAATAACGATCCATGTTCTTTGTAGAACGACTCATAATCAGTCGATCCGCCGAACAAAGACAATCTGAATGGTGCCTTTACAATTATCATATATTAGTAAAACTGGTGTTTACATTCTTAATTACAGAATATGCTCGAATCAATTCTTTTACACCACGATCAAGATCAAATTTACAAGACCACCCTAAAGATTCTAATTTAGCGTTCGATACAACATAGTTTCTTTGGTCTGGATCTTTGTTAATAGGAGATTCAGTAATATAGAAATCTGGTATTTGTTTTTTAATGGCTAAACACAAATTCATTTTACTCATGTTAATGTTAGTGTTACCAACGTTGAACGGTTGTCCTATCATTGTTTCATAACCATGAATACAAAACTTAAATGTATAGGCAATATCTCTAATATGAATAAAGTTTCTCATGAAATGTGATTCAAATAGCACAATGAATTTGTCGTTGAACGCTCTATAAACCATATCGTTGACTAACAAATCTAATCGCATTCTTCGTGATACACCAAATACCGTAGCCAATCTCAATGTAATAGCAGATCCACAATCCAATAACGCTTTCTCCGCATCACATTTAGTTTCTCCATACAAAGAAATTGGTTTGAGAGGAGTTTCTTCTGTGCAATGCACGGTTTGATCATCTACTACTTGCCCTACTCCGTATCCTGAATTGGTAGTTGGATAAATAACAACTTGACTTTTGGATATATTATCAGCCAAAAATTTAGAACTACCATAATTGACCGCTACAGTTTCCGATGGAAATTTTCTACAAGCGGGCATTCCAACATAAGCCGCTAAATGGATAATTATATCATTTTCTGATGTGAGTTTTCCAAACAACTTTTCATCTCGAACATCACCACAAATAAATTTAAAGTCGTCACGCCAACAATATTCGGTTAAACATGGTTGTTTATACAATAGATTATCCAACACGGTCACATCATATAGTAATGGTTTTGGCCAAGCATCATTAGCAGCCAATAAATGTTCTACCAACACGTTTCCAAGATATCCAGCACCACCAGTGATCAATATTTTCATATATTATTCAAAATGTTTGTTAGTTTTATAATTTTTTCTTCTTCCAAGTCAGGATAATTACCTATATACCATCCAAAATGGTGAACATGATCACAAACTGGATGGTTTTTGTATTCTCCACAAAAAAGATCTTTAAGATATGGTTGACGAAGTTGGTTCCCTCCTCCCGACATACCTCTTCTAAACTCTATACTCTTTTCATACATGAGTTTTTCAATTTTATTCCGCAATTCAAAATCCGGAGATTTTAACAACAATGTAAAGGCATAATTAGAGTTGCCTTCTCTATCAAATTCTACAAAATATTTTTTTGGATCTAAATTATCCAGAAATACGTTCAGGCTGTGTGCTCTTTTTTCGTTATTATTATCTAATCTATTGAGTTGGTTGATAGCCAACACTGCGTTTATTTCCGTCGATCGCATGTTGTGGGCCGGATAAACGAAAATAAAATCTTTATTTAAATCTGGGTTGGCGTCAATAACATATTGTTTTAATACCATATCAGTGCTTTCCCTGAGAAGACCGTGAGAACGAAGAATTCTAGCTAATTCATATACGTTTTGATCATCAGTGCATATCATACCACCTTCAATGGAGGTCATATGATGAGCATAATAGAAAGAAAAGTTAGATATTAACCCAAACGTTCCTAATTTTTTACCTTTAAACGTGGCTCCGTGAGATTCACACACATCCTCCACTAAAGCGACTTTGTTTCTTTTACATATATCAAGTATTTCATCAGTAATACCATTATATCCAAGAATGTGTGTCAAAAATATAGCAGATGTTTTTTCTGTAATTTTACTCTCTAATAAACTCCCGTCTAATGCTAGGTTTTTTAGGTTTATATCACTAAATACAGGATTTAATCCTGCATGAAGAATTGATGCTATATCCGATACCCAAGTTAAAGGTGGAACTATTATTTCATTTTTATCACGAAATAAATGTTTTAGTATTAATGTGGTGATTGTATTAGCAGAACTTCCTGAATTTACAAACACACTATATTTTATACCCAACCATTCGCTCCACAATTTCTCAAATTCTATTACTTTTTTAGAATTGGTTAAAATAGGCATGGGTTGTTGAGACAAAAAATCCACTAATGATTTAATATCCTCGTCTGTGATATTATTATACATCAACGGCCATTTGTAATCGTGTTTCGAAATTTTCATATACTCATATACCAATCAACAGTTTTTTGTATTCCTTCTTCTAAACGAGTCGGTGGAACATATTTTATTTCTTTTAATAAAGTAGATATATCAAAAACTCTTCTTGGTTGTCCATCGGGTTTAGAGGAATCCCATCTGATTTCTCCTTTATAACCAACACTATCAACAATAACATCCACAAGTTCTTTTATTTTAATTTCTATACCAGTCCCCAAATTAACAGGACCTTTTCCAGAATAATCCTCTGCTGTTTTTATCATGGCTCTAGCGGCATCATCTACATACAAAAATTCTCGTGTTGCATTTCCAGTCCCCCACACTTCTATTGATGGTAGATTTTCTCCCCTGGCATCCACAATTCTCTTTACAAGAGCGGCAACCACATGAGATTTGTTTGGATCAAAACAATCTTCGGGTCCATAAATATTGGATGGTATTAAAACTACAGAATCAAAATTATATTGTTCTCTATAAACCCATGACTGAACTACCATAGCTTTTTTGGCGGTGGTATATCCAATCATGCTTCCGTCTGCCAATCCTTTAAAAAAATCTTCTTCTTTATATGGTATTGGAACTTCATTAGAATATCCTCCTGATCCAAATGCCACTAACTTTTTTACACCATGGATCATAGAATAATGTAATATGTTTGTGTTTATCATTACATTATCATAATAAAATTCTGCTGGAAAGGCTTTGTTTGCCCCTATTCCTCCAACTCTGCCTGCTAAATGAAATACCACATCAGGCTTTAGTTGAGACAATAAAGTGTTAACGTCGTTCGGATCTCTTAAATCTCCGTCGTATCTTGAGATGGGTAATATCTCTTTTATGTTTCTTTTGTAAAGAATTTTTGTAAGAGCCTCTCCGACGAATCCATCTGCTCCCGTAATTAATACTTTTTTATTATCTAATATCATACTATAGAAACCATTCTATTCTTTATGTCAATATAAGTGTTATTAATGCCGTTGTCAAGATTTACTTTTGATCCCCAACCTATTTCTTTTTTTATTTTATCTGGGGAACACCACTGACAATCAATTTTGGATCTATTGGTACATTTAATTAACGACACATTTTTTCCTGATGCTCTAATAATAGATTCACATATATCTATAACGGTGTGTTTTGTATTTGTACAGATGTTATACGGACCCAAAAATGGAGACTCATCTAATTTATTCATCAACATTAAAATGGCGTCAATAGCGTCATCAATATAACAATAAGATCGATATTCATCTCCCGTTGTTCTAATTTGAAATGTTTCGTGGAGATCATTAATTTTAGCACACATTACAGGAATCAAAGATCCGTCGTTGTAATCATACGATTGGCCCGGTCCGTAAATTCCACATAACCTACCAACGGCTATT